TCACCCTCAGGAATCGCAACCAATAGCCAACACTGTCATTTTTGGGGTCCCATGTAGCATGCATGTGTGTGAAAAAGCCCGGCAGGCTCCACGCGCTGCCGGGCTAATTCTATGATGTTCCTACAGGCGAAGCCAGACGCGGCGGCCGAATAGGAGGCACACCGCGAACACCGTGAGCTTGATCATCAGCTCGAATAGCTCCCAGGCAAAACGGAAGCATAGGTACATGATGAGGATGGTTACGTAGATTATGGCGCCCATTACTTCGGGCCGTTCCCGTTGAGCTTGGCCTTGCGAGTGGCCTTGAAGTCTTCGACGATATAGGTGATGTCGCCGCCCCCAGGGAACTCGGCCAGGTACGAGCCGATCTGGAACATGGCCGTGTCGTCGGCGTAGTCCTCATGCTCGCCGGGGAACGCCTTGTTGATGTAGAGGGTTCCGCCGCCCACCGCGCAGACGATTCGCCGCGTCACGACATTGTAGACGTACACGGCGCTCCCCTCTTTCATGTCCTGGTCCGACCAGCCCGCCGCGCTCGCGGCTTCCCGGTTCATGATGGTGCGCCTGATCTCGTACTGGTGGCAGGTCGGGTCGTACATCTTGCCGAAGCTGGTCTCCGTACGGAGTTCGGCCGGTGCGATCCAGAACTCGAACTGGGGCCTGGTCGCCTCCTTCTTGATCCGCGCCTCGGCCCGCTCGCGCTCTTCTGCTGCTAGGAGTTCCCGTCGGATCTCTGCTGATGACTTCGCCATTTCCTAAGCGCCTTTCTGTTTCCCCGCTTATCCCGGTCCCTCTATTATACCGTAGCAGGAGATCCGAGGGAAGCCCCTCCCGTAACAATTTAGGGGCTAGGTCCCGCCTGCGCGCCTCCGGCGGTTACTGGGGAGTTTCGACGGTGGTACGCGCAGGCGGGGGCTTTTTGGTGTAAGGAAGCCCGGCCGCCAGTCTGAGGCGACCGGGCTTCCAGGGGTTATACCTTCCTGCTAGTCGACGTCGATCACGCCGGACTCAACCAGCTCCGGGAAGAACCGCCCGTGGTTGAAGCTCTGGGCGAAGAACTTGTGTCCGAAGAAGTTGCCGAATGACCAGTCCACTTCGGTACCCGCGAACAGGTTGAAGCGGGGGATGCGGAAACCAACGACCGCCGCGCGGTGGCGCGGGTCGATCTTGACGTAGTTGAGAGGTGCGTAGTAGTTCACGACGGTCCTGAACGTGTGGCGCGGGAGGCTCCAGGTCCCGGTCGTGTGGTTGACGTCACTGAAGGTACCGCGTGCCGAGCCGTCGAAATTGATCTGGCCCGCAAATGAGGCCGAGTAGGCGGGGACCGCCCACGGGCCGTAGGTGATGGTGAAGGTCACGTTGCGACCGTGGACGTCACCCGCGACAGACCACGTGTCCGAGGGGACCGGGTTGTAGAAGCCGGTTCCCGTGAAGGACTCTTCGTTGTTGCTGATCGCCTTCTGGATCTCGCCCCAGTTGAGGGTGTGGTCGTACTCGTTGCCGTTCGCCCACACGGTGAGCTTCTCGGCGCTGCGGGGGTTGATGCCCCAGACCCGCGACCGGCCGGGGATGCTGAAGTTCGTGTAGTCCACGAACCCCAGGTCTGCCCGGTGGTAACGGTCGCGCGGCGAGTGGGCGTTGACGGTGGCGAACTGCTCGCTGCCGCCGCCGAGCAGCTCGACCGCTGCGGTTGCGTGGTCCTGATGATGTGGCGCGGGCCTTGGCGAAGCTGACGCGGTCGTTGCCGTGATAGCCATCACCGCCATCGACAGTCCTGCGAGTACTGCTGCCTTGCGGAACATAATGTTCCCTTTCTCACCCATGCGGGTCCTTCCCGCTGGGAGTCTTTGGGACGTCGGGCGGGTAGCCGACATCATTGTACCGTTCCTCTTCTGCGGCGTGCTCCTCACAGAAGAATGGCACCATGGGATCTCCATCACCGAAGATGAGAGCCACCTTGGCTTCCCGCTCGCACTGTGGCTCTGTGCCGTACCGGCTCCAGTCGCATCGATGCCCTGTGTCGGGGTATAGCTCGAAGTTTGTGCTGTCGCATTCTTCGCACGTGATAGCGGTGCGAGTGATAATGATGCTCATCACAATCCTAGTTTCTTTCTGGTCTCGGGTCCGGCCGGGCCTATGTACTTCAGCTCGCCCATCTTCATCTGGTAAGCAGGATCGACCCAAAGCTGCTTGCCTTTGCCCGGTCCCTTGCCTGGTATGAATACCCGCATCGACCAGTAATCGCCGCGCCCGCGTTCAAGTACGACGAATCGAGTGGTGTGCGTCTCTTGTCCGGGGAGCGTTCTTGTGCTCTCCCATACCTCACCGCGCTTTGGAAGTCCCCCTGGAGTAGGCATCATCCGGTGAACTTCACCTTGACGACCTCCGCGCCGCGAGGCTTCCTGCCTACGGGCTTCCTGTTCTCGTTGGAGCGCCGGTTTAGCTCGCGCCGGATCGCCGCCCGGTGTTCTGCCGACATGAAGAATGGGCTCCACTCCCGGCCCTTGACGTTGATGACGTCCTTTGGAGAGTAGCCGCGCGGGTACTTGTAGCTGTTCTTGCTAGAGTCCAGGGTCCAGCTCGACGTCATAACCCGCGTCCGGACTACGCCGCAACCTCGCTGGCAACCGCCGGTCATGGCGAACGACCCGTGGCGTATGCGCTCGATCGAGTCGTACAAATCCGCGTCCCACACGTGGCCGAGGTCCCAGCACACGAGGATGATGGTATCGGTATCGGTCAGCCATCTCTTAAAGCCCGGCTCTAGCATTCCAACTCTTCGCCTTTCTTGGGAGGTGCGGCGGGCCGGTTTATGAGGGCGTGGTTTTGGGGATTCCACTCCGGCCCGCCGCGCGGGATTTAAGCGGTCGTGGTGTGGCCTTATCGCATCGCCTCCCCTCCGTCGCCTTATCGGTCCTCGCCTATCGTAGCGTACCGGGCCGGAAAAAGGAAGACCCTAAAAGTCTGGATAATAGGGGTCTCCCGGCCACAATTCACGGGCGAATTCAGGGTTTTCCCTGGCCCTGCGAAGAGCCACTATGGCATGGCGGGATGCGGCCCTGATGTGGTCCGAGCCCTTAACCCAGAGCTTCCATTTCTGTAGGCGCTCATCGGTAGCTGTGCCGAATGCGAGGGCGCGGGACTGAAAGTGAAGTGTACAGTCACCAAGCTGTCGCTGGTGCTTCAAGAGGGTGAGCATGGCCCCGATCCGGACAGGGCTGAGCACTTCCTGGTCCGTGGATTTGAATGTCGGGTCTACATCCCAGGCTTCAACGATCAGCGCCGGGCCGTACTTGTAGTCCATGCTCTGGATCTCCCGCGCCAGGCGGGCTAGCTCGACGGCCTGGTGTGCCTCGTCGCCGGTGAACTCTCCGTAGTCAACTTCAAGGATCTTAGCTTCCTCATCACCAAATATACACAGCCGGGGAATGGTTATGTTGTACCATCCGGTTGTCGCACCGGGGTCGATCCCCATGACGTGTATGTTTCTTGGCGGCATGTCCCCTCCCTCCCTTAGCGAGCCGACCAGAAGGAGTGTCCCTGCCGCCTGGCCGACTCGCACGATCCCAGAAAGGCGAAAACCAGGACTCGCCACTCTAGTCTACCTTACCGGCCGGGAAAAGGGAAGAGGGAATTTTAATTGCTGAGTTCCCTATCCGCCTCCGGGGGTATATACTAGGGTAGGAAAGGAGGCTACATGCCAAGGAAACACCCGAAGGTACGCTGGGAGGAAATGCTGCCGTGGTACCAGGGATACTACGTCAGTGACGACGGCCGTATTGTTGGCCGGCGGGGCGAGGAACTCAGCCCACAGGTAAACGAGCGCGGGCACATCAGAGTTGCTGTGCTCGACCCGAACGGGCGCCACAAGATGATCAGGGTTGCCCGGATTGTCTGCTGGCATTTCAACGGGCCATTCCCGGCGGACGGCATCAGGTACCAGGCGGTACACATAGATCACAACCGCGCCAACAACAACTACTGGAACCTCGAATGGCAGAAGCCGGAGGTGGTCGCTGCTAACCGGCGAATAACATGGACCCAGCCCGAGGCCGAGGTGCGGTCTATGCTGGGACTGTATACACGTAATGCGTCCGAGGTACGGGCGAACGGCCAGAATAACCACAACAAGATCTTCAGCCCGGACAAACTGCGGACTATCCAGGAGATGTCTGGGCTTGGCGTGCGGGAGCTGGCCAACGCCACTGGTGTATCGGCCAAGACTGTCAGCGACTGGATGAATGGAGTGAAGGTCCCGCGCCCACGCAACCTACAGGCCCTGACTGATGCCCTTGGTATCGAGCTGGCCGACGTTCTCGACCTTGAGTAAAAAACAGCGTTCGCTAGGAGAGAAATCCAGCATGATGCAGTAGACTTCGGCCGTTACCCGGCGTATACTTAGAGTTTCCTAAACGTTAACATACAGGTTACCAATGTATGTTAGATGGCGGGCCGGGCACTTGAAGAGGGGGTCCGGCCCGCCGTGGCGATGGCGGAGGGAGCCATCTATGAACGAGTATACCGGACGCGGCCGGGAAAGTAAAGCCCTAAATACGAACAGCCCTAAACGGGGCGTCAAGCACTTCCCATTCCGTCAGGCAGCGGCCTATTACCGCTCGATCGGCTGGCAGGGAACAATCCCTGTTACTCGCTGGGGAACGAAGGCCCCGCTCGCCAAAGGCGTCACAGGGCACAACGGAATCGACGCAACCGACGAGGAACTGCTTGCATTCATCGATGAGTTCCCTACCGCCAATATAGGGATTCGTCTGCCATGGGACGTTATCGGCATCGACGTAGACGCCTACGACGGCCGGGCAGGCGCCAAGACAATAAACGAGATAGCAAAAATGATTGGATGTAACCTTCCGCCAACCTGGCGTTCTACATCTCGTGCGCCCGAGGACAAAGTTTCCGGAATCTACCTGTACTACTCACATCGCGAAAACAATCAAGTTTGGCTAACCGACCTCGGGCCGGGCTCTGGCGTAGAGATCGCGCAATGGCATCACCGCTTCGCTACGGTCGCGCCGTCGATTCACAACACTACCGGGCGTCAGTACCGCTGGTGGTATGGCGATAAACTAGTCAAGCCACCAATAATCACCGCATTGACAAAACTTCCAGTTGAATGGCGCGATTTTCTTTTGTCGGAACGCGAATTTACCGTGACTGACAAAGTGCAACTGGAAAATGTTGCTTCATGGTATGCCGGAATTGGTCATGGTGAAATGTGTAAGTATATGAGGGCGATGTCGGTAAAGCAAAGGAACAATGTAAGGCTCGCTGCCGATTTTGGCGGTCTTCATGATGCTATGTGTGTTGCTGTTACCCATCTCTGTCGTAATGCTTCGGAAGGACACACAGGACTTGATATGGCCTTGCATTTGATTGAGGAAGAAATCATCCATGCCCGACGTCGTAGGAATCTTGGGCGTGAATGGACCGATGTGGTAAACACAGCTATGGCCCGCGCCGCAACAGGCAAGCAAGAAGAGATAGACGTATGCGGTATGCGTAATATCCCGCGCGAAGGCAAAGGTGACTGGAGGAAGATGTCATGAATAGTCTGAACGGCAATGGCCTTCGCGGCAGCACGGATATGACCGGCAACTTCTACAAATCAGTAAGAGAAGAGGCTCATAATATTCGCGTCAGGCGTGACGCAAGGCGCTTGGTCGATAACGAATCATGGATCGAGCCTGATCCGGGGAGTTCACTACAAGAAGCACGAGAAGATCCCCCAACTCCGGTACGTCATGTCGTCGACGGGTTCCTTCCAGAGGGAATCTCGGTCATGGCGGCACAATTCAAGGCCGGTAAGACTACGTTGGGAATAGACTTGGCAGCTTGTCTAGCTTCACATTCTAATTTCTTGCGTTATTTTGAAGTTGATGATATTGGCGGGAATGTTGGGTACTGGAATCTTGAGGTTGATGAGCCGCAGATGTTTGAATGGCAGGATCGCAGGGTCAAGAAAGGTGCGAACCGGATCTTCACATCACATCTACGCGGGAAGCGTATGGATTTCATACAGGACAACATAGCTGAATGGACAGTTAAGTGGCTCGTGGAGCGTGATATCGAGCAATGGACAATAGACCCACTCGGCCGGATGCTTGATGAGGAGAATGACCCGGCCGAATTCAATAGGTGGTTCCGACAACTTGAAATGATCGTAGCAGAAGCTAGGGTCCGAGCTACGCTCATCCTTCACCACGCAGGACATCCGGTAATGGGGCAGACGGACGGTATGCCGAGAGCACGGGGCGCTAGCTCCATTCTAGGGAACTCTGATGCCAATATCGGGTACCGGCATAGCGGTGATATAGGCGAAATACCACCTGATTCGCGCCGGTATATCTCAGCTTTTGGCCGTGGTATATCTCTGTGGCCGGAGCTAACTCTAGACTACGAGTACAATACGGGAACGCTTCACGTAGTAAGTGATTCAAAGGGCCGTGAATACGACAAAATGGAGCATGGAATTGAACAGGTAGTGAACGCAATCGAGCAGGCCGGCCCATGGAACCTCAACACCACTTCCCTGAAAGAGTACATAGATGGGCAATCAGGATTCAGAGCCAAGGTAATATCCGCAGCGGAAAGGAGTGGCGATATTGTATCAAAACCTTCGGGAAGGAATAGTAAAGTATTTGCGCTTCAGAGCCAGATGGGACGGAGTTAGGACGAGTTGGGACCGTCCCAACTCTGTTTTGAGTTGGGACCTGGGACGGGGTTAGATATAACTACGTTATAGTATCTAACTCGGTCCCAGCTCGATTGATCAGGAATAGGTTTGGCGCGGGTGAATAGGGCCTGTTGTCTTAGGGAAGTAGAAGTACCTTGCCCTAACAAGTGGAACCTCGGCCCACTCGGGGATGGTTACCGGGAACCCTTCCAGAAGGAGGCGTGCCGTGATATGCTCCTCATAGACGACCCGCCGACGGGATGGCGCGGGATATGGCGTCCACGGCACGGCGACGAGTTCGCCCTTACGCTTGATAATAGAGCACGGCCAGCGCGACTGCCATACGCTTGGCAGGTGCCCGAGGACAGTGAGCCCGTGGGGGATGGCGCGGGCCACCGCCAGGAGGCGCTGGAGGCCATCCGGAGCAAGGAAGCCCTTCACGTCGCATACGGTGTTCGTTTGCGGGAGCACGAAGTCGGGGAGGTACCAGAACGAGTCGCCCCGGCGGCGGGTGCGCTTCAGGACCAGTGGCGGCACGGGCTCGTACTGCCAGTCGATTCCGGCCGCGTCGAAGAACACGGCATACCGGGCTTCGAGTCTGCTACGGAACAGGGTGCCGTTGTACCGGGTGGCAACACTCTCATCGACATCCTCAACCCTGTTCACGGTCCAAGTATACCCCAGCTCCGGAGTAGAACTTACTTTCGATAGCTCGAATAAATGTTCGAATGGCCTTTGGGGTAGACTTTCCGGGCCGGATCGGGTATCCTCGACCCGTAAGCACCGGATGCGCTGCGGAGGGTGGTGATCTAGGGTGGAGGGCTTCAATAGTCCGACGGTGGATGGTGCGGGTTTGTCCCTTGGCCCGTCGCCAGTGGATGCGCAGCGTGGGCAGGACCGGTGCTGGAATGCTGGAGTGGCTGATGAGTGCTAGCTCCTGGCGTAGCACGCCCCTGCCTGCTGGGTGGGGGCGTCTGCGCAACATGACGCTGGCGCGAGACCCCGTGTGTCAGTGGGGCCGTCTGCCAGGAGAGCAGGGACCGTGCGGCCAGGACTCAACGGAGGCCGACCACATGGGTGATCCGAATGACCATCGGCCAGAGATGTTGCGCGGGATTTGTACCCCGCACCACCGGAAGCGCACCGGTGAACAAGGGCGTGCATCACAAGCTGCTATGAGATCTTTGCGGTTCAGGCCACATGAGCCCCATCCGGGCTACATTCGTGAGGAGGTGCCGGATGCCTCCGTTCGTGCCGATTCAGCAGAAGCGTGAGCCTGGCGCAGGTGAGAAGGCATGCCCACCCTGCTCGGGGACGGGCAGCATTGACACACATGTGTGTAAGACTTGTCATGGCGCGGGTGCCGTGCCGGACGACTGGAAGCCGGGAGACGGACCCGTCACGCCTGGCAATAAAGGCAATACATCCAAGGGAAGCGGGCAGCTACAAGGGAAGCCGCCAGCAAAGTAGAAAGGGACAAACGCATGGCATGGAAGCTAGTCAAGGTCATCGGATGGGTGGATGAGGATGTGCCGGGGACGCCGACGCACCCCATCGCGCCTGGTGGCCCGCCGCCGCACGTAGAGCACCCCATCCCGCCGACGGTGTGGCCGAACCCGCCTGGCGCGGGTCCGGGCAACCCGCCGGGCTTCTGGGGTGGCACGCCGCCCGAGTGGATCGACAACACGCTGCCGCAGCCGCAACCTCCGGGTGGCGGCGGTGGCTCGCCGCCCGGCTTCTGGGGTGGCGTAGCGCCTCCGTGGGTCGACACCACGCCGCCGCAGCCGCAGCCGATTCCTGGCTGGCCGCCCGTGGCGATGCCGCCCATCTACTACCCGCCGACGGGAGGTGGTGGTGAGCCGCCCGGCATCTGGGGTGGCCGTCCGCCCGAGTACATCGACATCGGACTGCCCCTGCCGCAGCCGCCGCCCGGCCACGTAATGCCGCCGATCTACCTGCCGCCCGTGGTGTGGCCCGACCCGCCCGAGGGACTGCCGTCCTTCGACCCTGACCAGATCCCCGGCCACCCGGACCTGCCGGACCTCAACCACGGCGTCTGGTACTGGGTCGACAACGGCGGTGCGATGGAGCGCGCCTTCATCGCCCAGGTCGTGTTCCCGGACAATGCCCTGCCGGGGTACCAGCCCAAGCTGCCGCCTGAGGACCGGCAGCCGGGCGACTGGGTGGTGTGCCTAGTCAACGCGCAGCGCCCGGCCTGGGCGTGGATCCCGACGGCGGCACCGGAGACCAACCCGGATGACCCGCACGTCAAGCACCACGGCGCCAAGGCGTAGGGAGGGGCGATGGTAGCAGCCAGGAAGAAACCAGAACAGCGTACTGGCGGCGGAACCGGAACGCTTGATGACCCGCGTTTCGTTTCCGTGACCCAGGGGACCTCTCGGCGGAAAGGCATCCCCATTCCTGCGGCCAACCCAAACTGGCATCCGCAGGCGCAGTCCTGGTTCAACTCCCTGGCTCTCTCGGGGCAGTCGGACTTCTACGAGGCATCCGACTGGGCAACCGCAGTAGTGGCGGCACAGATCTATGACATGTACATGCGTACGTATCATGCGAATCTGCTGCCGTCATTCCTGCGGATTACCGAACGGCTCGGGGTCACTGTTGTCGACCGGAAGCGCAACCGCATCGAGCTAGAAGATGCGGATGTCGCGGATGTTGATGAGGATGCCGCAGATGAGGCCGTGATCAAGTGGCATGGCCGGCTCGGTATCGTCAAGGAGGCGTGACTCGTGGTCAACTTCAATCCTGTTGAGCGGCGCGGGTTCCACGGCCGCTGGGACCTAGGCGGGCCACGCCATCCACACCTACGCCGTCTCAAGTCTGGCGCTATCAAGCCTGGCACTGGCGCGGGAGGCGGTGCTGGAGTCGGCCGGGCAATAGAGAAGAAAACGCAGCGTGTTGCGAAGCAGAAGATGGGTGTCGCACGGGCCGGTGGCGGTGGCAGTGCGGGCGGAAGGGAGCGGGCTGCTGGGCAGCTTGCTTCTGACAGGGTTGCCGGCCGGGCTCGTGCCCTTGAGGCACAGAAACGGCTTTCCGATGAAAGGGTCAAGCAGCTAGCTGCGCAGCACGGCGTTAGCACGACCGCAATCCGGGCTGCTGAGAGGGAGCAGATGCGGGGCGAGGCCGAGGCAAGGCGCGTCGCGCTACAACAGCAGCGTGAAGGTGAGCGGGCCGCAGCCGCTGCGCAGAGAGAGACTGCACGGACTTCAGCCGCAACGCAACGGGCTCACGAAGGGGCCGCACGCGATCTGCAGAGGCGGCGTGCCACAGCAGCAAGGCAGGTAACTGCTCACCAGCGCAATTTCGAGAGAGGGCAGCGCGAAGCTCAGCGAGCGTCCGAGAGGCAGCAGAGGGAATCCGCACGAGCCTCAAAGATGACCGAGCGGGAACGGGCCGTGGCCGAAAAAGAGGCCAAGAAGCAAGCTATCGAGCACCAGAGAGCACAGGAGCACGCCGCAGCGGCGCAGCGGGGCAGCTCTCCGGAGCACGAGGCGCTGCGCGCGGCTACCCACAAGGTTGCGGAGGCCAGGAGGGCACGAGAGGCGCACGTGTCAGCAGTTGCAGCGTCGACCGGGGCCGAGAAGTCTGATGTCCGGGCCGCGCTAAGGCAGCAGGAGTCGGAAGCGCGCCGCAATACCCGCGAATCAGAGCGGGCGGCCGCAAAGTCTCAGAAGGAGAGCGATCAAGCCTCAAAGAAAGAGGCAACGGCTCAGGAGAAGTCGGCCAAGCAAGCTCAGGCTACACGGGACAAGGCTGCGAAGGACCGCAAGGCCCAGAGGGATCAGAAGCGCCAGGCGGCGGCTGACCGGCGTCGGCGGGCGCTGGCTAGTGCCGGGCGCGGTGGCATAACGGCTCTACAGCTAGGGCAAATGGGGCTCTACCTACACCACCGCAAGAAGGCAGTGCCAAAGGGCAAGATCCCGAAGGCACCCCCGAAGCCGCGTGCGCCGGCAAAGCCCAAGAAGCCGCGGGCACCAGCTAAGCCGAAGCATCCCGTCGCAGCGCGTACGGTCGTCGGCGCGAGGGGAGCAAAGGGACCGGGCACAATGAAGACCGGCGCAGCAGCGCTGCGGGGTACGTCACAGGTCGTGAAGCCGAGTTCAGAAGTGATGGCAAACCTGCGTAGGTACGTCGGCACGCCTTAGAACAAGATGGGGGGATTCCATGTTCGTAGCGCCACGAGACCGGCTCGTGACACTGCCGGAAGGATTCCCCGAACTCACACTCGGGTGGGAAGCAATCCATTGGGCGACGAAGTATCTCAAACAACCGGACGGCCCGGACGCGGGGCTGAGATGGGAGTTCACTGAGTCGCAGGTGCGGTTCCTATTGTGGTGGTACGCCGTGCGTGATGATGGGCGCTGGCTTTTCTACCATGGAGTGCGCCGGTACCCAAAAGGAGCGGGGAAAAGTCCCTTCGCCGCCGTGCTAGCTATGATCGAACTGCTTGCGCCCGTTCGTATGGCGCGGTTCAATGCCGAAGTGCCTGGCGGTTGTGTAGGCAAGAAAGTGTCGATGCCGCTAGTCCAGATCGGAGCGTCTTCTCATGACCAGGCCAACATCAACACGATGCGTATGGTCCGGGCTCTCCTACCAAAGAACTCGAGAATTTTGCGAGACTATGACGTCGAGGCTGGCAAGACCATCTTCCACGTACCGGGCGGTGGCCAGCTCATGGTCATCACGTCTTCTCCCACTACCGAGGAAGGGGCGCTGGTCACGTTTGCGATTCTGGACCAGACGGAATCGTTTACGTCATCAAACGGTGGAGTTGACCTTGCCGAAGTTATGGACCGCAACGTCGGTAAGTCGGGCTCGCGGATTATCGAGACTTCGAATGCATGGGAGCCGGGGAAGGAGAGCGTTGCTGAGACAACGTTTGATGCTTGGGTATCGCAGGAGGAAGGGCGCCTCAAAGGCAAAGGCCGTATCCTATATGATGCGCGTATGGCCCCTCCTGATGTCGACTTCGATGACACTGCATCTATCCGCAAAGCTGTTGAATTTGCTTATGGCGATGCTTATTGGGTGGATGTTGAGGACATTGTGGAGAACCGCATCCTCTCGCCTCGCACACCGCTCGATGTGTCTAAGCGTTATTACCTCAATTGGCCTGAATCTCCAGAAGACGCCTGGACCACGCAGCAGAAGTGGGCCCGGATGGCAGACCCGGAATTCAGGATTGCGGATGATGATGACATCGTCATGTTCTTTGATGGCTCTCGTGTTGAGGATGCTACGGCACTGGTAGGGTGTCATATCGAGACAGGATTCATATTCTGTCTAGGCGTGTGGGAGCCAAGGGCACTGGGACGGTACATCCCGGCAGAGGAAGTACACCTAGCGATCCAGGAAGCCAAGGAGCGCTGGAACGTATGTGCGTTCTTCGCGGACGTCAAGGAGTGGGAAGAGTCCACCAAGATTACCTGGCGGGAATGGTTTGAAGACACTGTTGATGTATGGGCTGTACCTGGCGGACGTGATCCTCAGCCGGTTGCATGGGATATGCGCTCGCATGTGGGAGAGTTCACGCAGGCGTGTGAGATGGTGCTATCTGAGATTGATAGAGCATCGTTTGTGCATGACGGCGACTCGTCGCTAGGCCGGCATGTCGTTAATGCCAGGCGTCGTCCGAATCGCTGGGGCGTGTCGATTGGCAAGGAAGCGCCCAAGAGCCCGAAGAAAATTGACGCCTGCGTCTGTATGGTCGGGGCGCGGCATGCCCGGCGTCTCGTGCTCGGCTCAAAGAAATACAAGGAGCGCAAGGAAGAGGCTTCGGCAAAGTCAAAGCGGAGAGTGTGGTCGTTCTCATGATTATCGGCAGTAGTGACCTTATTGACACCGTGAATGCGGCGCTACAGTCTCGTCAGCAGGAGCAGATACGGCTGCGGCGTATTGGGAACTATGTCCGGGGGCGTCAGGACCCGCCGTACATTCCGCGTGGGGTTAATGCGGAGTACCGCTGGATAGCAAAGAAGGCCAGGCGCAACTTCCTGCCGCTAGTCATTTCGGTCATATCAGAGAACCTCCACGTTGATGGGTACCGGCCGAGCGGGGCGACTTCAAATGAGATCGCGTCCGCACAGACGCCTCAGCCCGAGTGGGATGCTTTCCGCGCAAACCGAATGGTGTCGCGGCAGCACGGCATTCATCGCGCGGTGATCAAGTACGGTTCGGCGTACACTGTCGTGCTGCCGGGGCAAATGACTTCGGATGAGGAGCAGCTAGCCGACGTGCCGGTTATCCGGCCGGTATCGCCGCGCCGGATGACTGCGTTCTACGCGGATGAGGTTGACGACGAGTGGCCGCAGTTCGCCATCGAGGTCAACATCGTCAACTTGCCCAAGGGCAGGTCGCAGATGATGGTGTACGTCTACGATGAGGAGAACCGCTATATCCTCACCGGGAATGCGGCTCCGGATATCAGTAGTGCGCAGCTGAAGCTAGCCGATCCCACGGACGCCTTGCTGAACGGGCAGCCGGTAATCTCGACGCACGGTATGGGTCTATGTCCGGTCGTTCGGTACCTGTATGAAGTCGACCTGGACGCCGAGGAAGACTGTATTGGCGAGATCGAGCCGATCATGCCGATTCAGGACCAGATCAACTTCGATACGTTCAACCTGATGATCTCTACTCAGTTCGCTGCGTTCCGGCAGCGGTATGTCTCCGGAATGGCGCCTGTCGATGAAGATGGCCGCGAGCAGGCGCCATTCCGGCCCGGTGTAGACCGGGTATGGGCGTCGGATGACCCGGCCACGAAGTTTGGCGAGTTCGGGGAGACGGCCCTACAGCCGTACTCGACGGTGCGTGAGGATGGCATCAGGCATATGTCGACCGTATGCCAGGTGCCGCCGTACCACCTGCTTGGTCAGGTAGCCAACATGTCGGCCGAAGCGCTCGCTGCGGCGCGGGACGGCCTAGACCGGAAGATTGAGGAACTCCAGGCCGGAATGACGGACCCGTGGCGGAACGTGTTCCGGCTGACGTCGCTAGCGTCGGGAAACAAGGACGGCTGGAACGACCTGTTCGGTACGGTCGTGTGGCGGGATACGTCGGCCCGCGCGTTCGGCGCGACGATCGACGGCCTGACAAAGGCTGCACAGATGCTGGGCGTCCCGGCTGAGGAACTGTGGGCGCGGATTCCTGGCGTCACCGCGGATGATGTAGCATCCTGGCAGCTTGCTGCGCAACGCGAGAAGGCACAAGAGATGGTACAGCAGCTTATCCAGCAGCAGCAGGCTACCACTATACAGGCCGGGGCACCAACGTCCCTCGGCGGTGCTGCGCCACCCCCGCAGCTGCCGCCTGGTGCTCCGGCCGCTACTGCTCCCGGCGGCCCGACGAATGAGCCGGTGGCCGGATGACTACGCCACTGATGCCGAACGTTCAACTGGCACTGTACAATAGGTACCAGATGAACCAGCATGCCATAGCACAGCGAGTCCTTAGCTCGATCCAGTCGCTGTGGATGCGGATAGCGAACCCACAGCAGTTTAGCGATTCATGGAGAACTCTTGAGCCGGTCATTCAAGGGATCATTGATACTCACTATCAAATGTCTGCTGCTGATGCTAGTGAGTATTACGGGATGTCTCGTGCTGTTGCTGGTTTCTACGGCGGTCCTATTCCTGGCAGTCCTATTGATCAGAGCTATCTCTCCCATATGACTAGCATAATGGGAGTAGGGCAGTTCTTCCATTTCCTAGACAAAGGCTCGGACGCGGTAACGTCTTCAGCGCAGGCGCGGGACATGATGTGTGGCTCGGCGGTACGTATTGTTATGAATGGAGGCCGCAATACTGTCACAAGAGCCGCCGCACGCGATGATGTCGCTGCTGGCTGGGAGCGTATTGTTGAGCCTGGTTCCTGTTCTTACTGTTCTCGTCTTGCTGCTAGCAATGGTATACATAAGACGGAATCTGATGCTTTTCAAGCGCACGATTTTTGTGAGTGTCTGGCGCGGGTTGTGTTCCGTGGCCAGGAGTCAGCTAATGCGGGACTTGTTTCTGACTGGCAGAGAGAGACCGCAGGACGAAGTGGAAAAGCCGCCGTAAAGGCATGGGATCAGTACTGGAGTGATATCAATGGCAGCAAAGGGAACAGCGGTGGCGAGCCAGAAGCTCAGACAGCGCCTACAGGCCAAGGGGCAGGCGATGCCCCCGTCGAAGTCCAACCAGTCTAACGCGCCGCGCTTCCCGATCCAGGCGCGTACCGGGCCGAACTCGCTGGCGTCGGCGGTCAAGGCGGTCGGCCGGGCGAAGCCGAACACACCGGCCGAGCACAACAAGGTCCGTGCCTACATTAAGAAAGTAGCCAAGAAAAAGGGATGGCATTCAGACATCCCGGACTCCTGGAAGAAAGGTGGCGGTAAGTGACTCCCCGGTGTACGTCTGCCTTGCTGCGGAACGGCACACACATCCAGATACTCGATATCGATGAGGACTCTGGATGGCCAATAGCAGAGGTTCCGGGGCTCGGGCTTGTTCCGGTAGATCCGGTCACGATCCAGGAGGGGTGGGACTATGACCGTAGCGATTGACGGCATTGTCTCTATGGATGAGCCGGTAACGGCTCAGGTCCTGTACTTCCCGTGCAACAATGATGTCACGGTCATTGTACGGTACCCTGGCGTCTCGGACGGCACTGGGGCGCAATCGGAGTTTTACTATAAAGCCGATAGGAAAACTTCGGACACGGACCCATCAACGACCGTGTATGCGAGCCCGGTCGTGGATGACCCGGACAATCTGGGCGCCTGTATGTCGAGGTTCATCATTGATGATGGTGACAACACGTCGGCCGGGGCGTTCTGGTGGAGAATCGACTTTGTAGGCTCCGACAATAGCAGAACTACTATCGGGTACGGAACTCTGATGGTGGAGGCTGTGTGATGGCGACCGATCCTCCGGAGCACACCAATATGCCGCAGCAGCTACTTCGGTACTGGACCGAGGGGAAGGGCGCGGCCAAGCTTCACTGGGGAGTTCCTGGGGACTTTGACGCTTGCGTCACAACGCTGTCGAAGTATGTCTCGCCGGGGATGGTCAAGGGGCTCTGCGCCAATATCCATAAGCATGCTACCGGTGGCTGGCCGGGCCACGCGCCTGGTGAAGAGGCGCTTAGAAAAATCAAGTGAAAAGGGACTAGACGCCGGGGCGTTTTTCCGGTATAATCCTGCGTAGGACTGTTGGATGGAGGGGTTCGATGGGCGAGCCAGAGCCTGAGGGCGTCATTGATGAGATGATGGCTCAAGTGAGAACACGCGGTACCAGGCCGCCTCGGCTTTCTGCTGCTCCTGCTGCCCCGCCTGTTCAGTTTGCTTCCGCTCCAGTACAAGAGGTCGTCGTACTGCCAACACCTATCAACTTGACCTTCTACCAGGGTGATGACTTCTACCTCGACTTGACGGTGACGGACCCTAACAACAATCCGGTTGACTGTACTAACGCAGCACCTATGAGTCAGATCCGCCCGGCTCCTGACGACCCTAACACTCTTGCGGTTCTCACTGTGACCGTAGATGCTACAACTCACAACCTGCTCCACCTCCACGTCGCGGCTGCTGACTCGGCGTACCTACCACAGCATGCGGCGTGGGACATCCAGCTTTCGTCACCCTCGATTACGACGATTGCTGCGGGTACTGTTACGTGTAATCCGCAGGTGACACAGTGACGTCTCCTTACGAGCCATACAAGGTTGCGGCCAAGACGCCGGTCGTGTTGACTGCTAAGGCTACCTGGCAGCAGCAGCCGATCACGAAAGCGGTAATGCTCGGGCAGGCTAAAGCCGTCGCGTACACGGCCGGTCCGCAGGGCCCGACGGGTCCACAGGGTCCACAAGGCCCTGTGGGCCCTCAAGGTCCGGTTGGTCCACAGGGTCCGATAGGTGCGACAGGAGCGCAGGGTCCGCAAGGTGTACAGGGCGTACAAGGTCCGGTAGGTGCTACTGGTCCACAAGGTGCTACTGGACCGGCCGGGCCGACGGGCGCTACTGGATCGGCCGGGCCGCCAGCGGCACAAGCAGTTGATATTTCCGATAGTGCTGCGGCCTGGTCTTATGGAGCGGGAAGCGCTGGATTTGCTGTGTCCGGGGCTCAAGGGAATCCGGGCAACTCCTACATCGTGCCGAACGGCGTAGTTGTTACACGGAATATCGGGGCGCAGACGCATTACCAGTTCGACTGCTATATTCCCGTGAACCTTCTGTGCGATTTCTACTTCGGGTGTAATGCGCTCGGCGCGGGCTATATGGTTCGTGTTGATAGCCGGGCCGGAACAAACTGTGGAATTATTACAACTACTTCCTGGGGAAATTTCACTGCTGGATATATGGGCAGTAGTGGTCCAGTTACTTCTGCTGCATGGCACACAGTGACGGTCGATATAGGTCCAAACCTAGCCACGCTGAAGATTGATGGAGTCCAGATTTATAGTGGCAACCTTGGCGGTACGGTACCGTCAATGGGTGCCTTTATTGGGCTTGAAAGTGAGACGGGATCTTGCTACTTTGACAACATCCAGATTGGTCACAGCAGTACTCCGGCTCAGCAAGGGGTTCCGTGGTTCAATGCCAGGACGATGTTCGGCGCGGATAACACTAACAATCGAGATGCGACGGCGGCGATCCAGAATGCGATCAATGCTGCTGGTGCGACGGGGTATGGCGGTGTTGTTTACATCCCGTATGGTTACTACAAGATATCAGCACCACTTACTACTCCCGCTAATCCCGTCGGCATTACAATTCAGGGAGATGGCTCTGGAGCAACAAGGCTTATGGTGACTGCTGCGTTTTCTGGTGCGGCAGTTATCAGCATTGCTGCTGGTAGTCGGAATTCTGTGAATGATCTTATTGTTCAGTTCGCTAATGGAACGTGGAGCAATAATCCGGTTGCTGATTGCATTCTGGTTGCGCATTCTCCGGACTTCCATTGTGATAATGTCGAGACTGTATATCAAAACGGTTACGGGATCAACATCATAACTGATGCTACCTCTGCTAGTACCTGGGGATGGATCCGGGGATACCATCTCACGTACGGTAAGGGCGGTATCAATGTCCAGGGTTTGGTCGGGACGAATACCGCAGTTTACTCGTACATTACCGACTGTATATTTGATAACCCGATGTCATCGCCTGCTATTAACTTGCAGGATACGAATGTTGTCGTAGTCGACAATGCTGTAGTTAATGGACCTCAGGGCGCTTGTATCGTGCTGAGTGGTGTGTGTGGACTTGTTTACATCGACAACTGTATACTTGGGCCATATGCTGGGGCCAGCGCCACCGCAGCTCTTATCATACAGCCGACTAGCGGCAATAACGCATCAGATGTCTACATCTCAAATACGTTTATGAATGGCGGCAATTACGGCGCATGGATCACGGCTGGGGTAAGAGTCAGTTTTGTTAACTGTACGTTTGCCTGGTGTCAGTTCCATGGTGTGTTCATTAACGGTTCTGTCGGCCTAGGACAGATCAGCATCGTAAACTGCTACTTCTATAACAACGCCCGTACGGCCGGGGCTTACTATGACTTGTGTTACTCGGGTACGGGCAGGTTCCTTGTTTCCGCTTGTACATTTGCCACAGGCGTCAATCCTGGTGTAGCTGGAGCCGTTACTGCATCCTGTACATTCACGACTGCTGCTCAAACAATTGTTACTGGTTGTATGTTTGCCGGCGGGACCGCATACGGTACTCGTCCGACGTACTCATCAGGCAATAACGGCGATCCGCTTTCAAACTTCTCGACTGTTGCTGTATCAACTGGCCTTGTTCTTACGCCTAGCTCGGCGGGCGCTATAGTTCCTGGTAGTGGCGGAACGATCGCTACGGTGAATGTTGCCTCGGCGCGGTTTAATGGCGCAGCTGTCACCGGTGTCATTATGGCTCCTGGTACTATTGATGGCCAGGAGATAACCATCATTAATGAAGGTACCGGGTCAATCACCTTTGCTGCCTCGGGCTCGAACGTAGCGAATGGGTCGGCTAACTCGGTTGGCGCGGGGACTAGCTGTCAGTATATTTGGAGCACTCGTACCTCGTTGTGGTACCCTGCGGCACCTGCTGTAGGGTCAACAGTGCTGTATAACATTACATTCCCTATCGCCTGGGCTAATACCGCAAATGACTCGCTGTGGCATGCTTATGGCGGCACTATTACATTCACCGTCGCTGGAGCGGGTGCTGATATATCTGTAGTGGCTCTTATGGTTGGGCGGATACAGATATCGAATACGGCTGTGAATGCTATTCTACAGGGAGCAATTCTTCTGGATGGCGTGGCCCAGACTGCTTGCCCTTACGGAATTATGGCGCAGACGTCAGGAGGCGGCGCTAGTGGGAACGTAGGCGGAACATGGGCTTTCCTGGGATTGGCTCCTGGTGTGCATACGGTGCAATTTGCTTACTGGTATAACGGCACGGCAAATGCTGGACAACTAAGCAACGGTGAAGTAAACGTTACTGTGGTACAGAAATAGGGGATGACATGAGTGCTGATGCAGCTGACGCCGGTATGGCGAATGGTGCTGTGCCCGGAACGGGCGAGGGCGCTGAAGTAGAGTCGCAGGAAGGTGCGCAGGGTACGGAAGCGGAAGAGACGCAACCGGATCAGGCCGATGAACTGCGCAAGTGGAAGGACATGGCGCGGAAACATGAGAAGCGCGCCAGGGAGAACGCGGCTGCGGCTGCGCGGTTGAAGACAATTGAAGATGCGAATATGTCCGACGTCGAGAAGGCTCGGGCTGCACTGGCCGAAGCGGAACACGAGCGGGATGAGGCACGCAACATGCACGCCCGCATGATGGCTGCGGCTACACACGACCTCCCGGTCGACCTCATCGATTTCCTTGGCTCCGGCACGGAAGAGGAAATCAATGAGCGAGCAGAGCTACTCGCCAGCGTGATAGAAGAGACCGCTCAGGCGATAGCGGACCAGCTCATGGCGGACTTGAATGCCGGCCGCAACGGCAATGGCAATCAGGGTCAGCAGACATCGGCCGCACGGCCGGTTGAATCTATGCGGGCTGGATCAGCCCCCGCCGGCACGGCGCCAGCATCCCAAGAGCAATGGTTCCGACAGCTGCTCGGACAGTAACAAGGAAGGTCTTCCGTGGGAGTGTACAATGAAGGGATTGTCCGTAGTTCGGGCACCCCCGATCCCCTCGTGCCGCAGCCTTTGGCGACGGCCATCATCCAGGAGGCACCGAAGTCGTCGGCTGCTCTCCAACTCATGAACAGGACGACCCTGTCATCCAAGACCCAGCGCATGCCAGTGCTCGACGTGCTGCCCATGGCGTACTGGGTCGGCGGCGACACCGGCATGAAGCAGACCTCGCAGATGGCGTGGAAGAACGTCATCATGGTCGTCGAGGAACTGGCCTGTATCGTGCCAATCCCGATCGCGTACCTAGACGACGCGGACGTGCCGCTGTGGTCGCAGGTTCAGCCACGGATCACAGAGGCGGTCGGCGCGCTTATCGACGCGGCCGTACTCTGGGGCATCAACAAGCCGACAACCTGGGGCGAGGCGGTCTACACCGGCGCGGGCAAGTCCGGGCAGGTCGTGGTCGAGGGCACCGGCGTCGACCTCGGTCAGGACGTCACCGAGCTGGGCATGATGATGGCTCAGTCGGGCTACAGCGTTAGCGGCTTCGCCGGAATGCCCGGCATGGCGTGGAAGCTGGCCGGAATCCGTTCGTCGCAGGGCATCCCGGTCTTCCAGCCGGATATGTCCGGCACGCCCGGCGGCAAGCTGTACGGCTACAACATTACCGAGATCGAGAACGGTTCCTGGCAGGTGCCGGCCCCCACTGCCGGCGCGCTCATCCTCGCGGGCGACTTCAAGAAGGCGATCATTGGCATGCGCCAGGACATCACCTTCAAGATGTTCACCGAGGGCGTCATCTCGGATGACACCGGCAAGGTCATCCTCAACCTCATGCAGCAGGACGCCGTGGCGATGCGCATGACCATGCGCCTCGCCTACGCGACCGTCAACCCGGTCACCATCATGAAGCCCGGCGTCGGCATGACGGCCCGCTGGCCGTTCGGCGCGGTGCTTGGTACCGGCACTGCGGTTCCGGCGACTGGCCCGATCAACGTCATCGGCACGTACCCTGGTGGTACGCTGCTATCAACGGGCGACGGCAACGCGGTGGCCGAGATCCACCAGGGCTCTCAGTGGGAAGAGGATGCCCGTGAGAACCAGTTCGCTGCTGTCGAAGGGGACCGCCCGAGTCTGTACGATGAGGGCGTTGCCGGGCCGGTCGAGGAACGTCAGACGGCCGACCAGGTCCGTGAGACGGCCGAGCGCCACCAGCAGCGGGCCGCCCAGCGAAGCCAGAAGCAGGCCGGGAACGACCAGGAGCCGCGCCACGAGCAGCGGCCGACCCGTCGTCAGCAGCGTGGCCAGCAGGAGGGTGAGGAGTAACAATGTCGCAGCTGCCTAGCCTCGCCTCGCCAGACGATATCGCGGCGAGGCTAGGCCGCAGCCTTAACCAGGTCGAGGCTGCACGTGTCGATGCTCTTCTACAGGACGGCTCGGCAATCCTGCGCCGGTACTGCCGGCGTGACTTCATGTACCATGACACGGACACGATAACCACGACGGCCGACGGCGGCATCATGCGCCTGTTCTCGTGGAGGCCGATCGCGTCGATTGACGGGGTTCTCGCGCTCTCCGGTACGCCGGGAATCCCCGACATCCCGGTTACCTGGTACCACTTCGACAAGGTCGACAAGATCACAGTCTTCAACCCGGCCTACTCCGGAATTATCAATCTGCCGGAGATGTGGTATGAGGAGACATTCTGGTGGGGTGGCACCTTCACGATAACCGGGTCGCACGGGTTCCTTGACGTTCCCGGCGACGTCGTGTCAGTACTGTGTACCGCGATCACGTCCGAGCTAGCGACACCGACCATGTCCGCGACGTTGATGAGTGAGAGCGTGGGGGCTTACTCCTACTCGATGCGGCGCACGAGCGGCGCGGGTCTTAATGCTGCGCTGGTCGACGCCGGTATGAAGACGGCGCTTTCGGATTACCGGCAGGGCTTCGGAACGTTGAAGGTGAGGCTATGACTAGTCCAGTCTTCACGTTCAGCATTGCTGTCGTCCTGGTACATCGCGCCCCTTCTGGCCAGGTTGACGAGTACGGGAATGACATCATGTCCGTTACCCGTGCTACTGTGCCAAATGTCGTGTTCGTGCCGGCCGGAAGTAGTGAGAATGTTTCTTTTGCCGATCAGTCGACGCAGAGTGAGACGTTCTACATGCCTTATGGCACGGACGTATCTGTGCTTGATGCTATCGAGTTCAATGGGGATACGTATGAGGTTAACGGATCTCCTGATATCTGGTCATCTCCGTTCTCTGGCAGGGTTTCCCCGATACGTATCAGCGCTACTAAGATTACGGGTGTGACGACATGAGCGAGATGTGGACGCACGAGATTCAGTCGAGTCGTCCTGACCCTATGTCTGAATTTGAGATCGAGCAACACTTCCAGCCTGCCGGCACGTTTATGCGGTACAGCCCTGGAATCGGTGAGCTGCTTAATTCGGACGAGATGCGCCGGGCGATGCTCAAGGTCGCCAATGATATCAAGCATCGTGCCGAGGATCTAGCCCTGGCCGAGATCTATGGCGGGAAGCTGTCGTTTGGCGGCGAGGCTTCCTGGCGGGCCGGTCGGAAGCATTACATCAATGGCTTTGAGGTTCGGTCGCATCGTAATGGCGGTGCCACTAATGACCGGGCGGAAGCTATACTGTACAATGACGCGCCGAGCGCTATGTACGTTGAATTTGGACACCGAGGCCGGGAACCATTCCATATTCTGAAGCGTGCGGCGTTCGGCCCGCTGGCAGGTGAATGATGAGCACCGTTAGCATCTTCCCTGACGTAGAAGTTATGCTCATGTACGTTCTCGTGCCGCTTAATCCTGGCATGCGTATCGGGACAAAGCTGCCGTCCGGAGACCCGACCAAAATTACTGTTCGTATCAAGCGTACGTCCGGTACGAATCAGAACATCCTTATTGATAGTCCTGTTGTTGATGTTGATGTATTTGGCCCTAAGGCACAAACAGGAAATGTGTCTCTTGCTGCTCGCACGATCCAGTCCCAGATGCTGTCGCTAATGAGCGCGGTAGTCCTGGACGCTAATCAGAATGTAGTGGGGGTTATTCAGCGCGTTACTACTGTACAAGGTCCACGAGAACTTCCGGAGGTAAATCAGAATTTCGTGCGGTTTGCCGCAACTTTTGAACTCAGAGTACGTTCCTAGGAGGGAACAAAATGGCTGACGAGAAGACCACGACGAAGAGCAACCGTGGCGCAGCAACGACATATGACCTTCCCGTACCGCTTTCCGGCCTACCGACGCCCGGCACCGGACTCTACAAGGACGACGAGCTGCTGTACGCGGCTGGCGATGTCGTTGTGTGGGTCGGGCAGCCCAACAACGCCTCGCCGCCGCTCGCCTTCGAAGACCCAACGACACTCGGTTCCGGCATCTACTACTGCCTTGGCTGGGTCGATGTCTCCGGCTACATCTTCAAGCTCGACGAGACCATCAAGGACATCCCGGCCGCCGGCATCCTGACGCCCGTGCGATCGATCCTCACAGGCGGCATCAAGACCGCGCAGTGTACCTTCCTGGAGGCGCTCAACCCGTTCGTGCGTGCCCTGTACGACGATGTGCCAATCTTCCCTGTGGCATCGTCGCCACTCATGCCGGCGACACCCGTGGTTCCTCCGCTAACGGCCACCCAGGTCACGTACGTGATTCCGGACCCGCCGAACGACAACCGTTACTCGTTCATTTTCGACAGTATCGACGGTACCAAGCGGCAGCGCTTGTACGCGCCGTTCGGGAAGATCACCACCCGCGGCAACGATCAGGCCCAGCAGGGTGACATCGTCATGACGGACATGACCGTCACGATGTATCCCGGCCACATCGGGTCCGACCCAACGCCGGCCGTCGCGCAGCGCACGATCGACTACGGCAAGGACGTTTCGGGGTACTTCCAGTGACCGAGCCGCTGAGCACCGAGTGGGGCGAGGGAGCAGAAGAGCCCCAGGAAATCCCGGTCGACGTGGACCTGGACCTTATCGACGAAACACTCCGCAAGGAGTCCGTTGGTGAGGCCACGACCGTCCGGATCGACGGCAAGGTCGTACACGTGTCGCACGCCAAGGACTGGTCGTCAACCGCGATGCGTGCGGCGGCGGCCGGTGACTGGGACACGTGGGCGCGGGAGGTCATTGATGACGATGAGGAGTTCCGGCTCTGGGTCTCATCTGACCTTCACAACTACCAGATCGAGGCCGTGTTCAACGAGTGTGGACGGCAGTCGAGGCTGAACGTGGGAAAATCCAGAAAGCGCTCTGGATCACATCCGAATTCCCGGAGGCGCTAGAAGCAGATCTGCAGCGCTACTACGGGACAGCCCTGACTGACCTTGGCCGGGGTCTCTCGTGGCGGAAGCTGCTCGTACTAGTGGACCATCTCCCACCGGAGGCTGCGTTGAATACGGCGATACGGAATGCGACGCCGGATCACGAACTGGCGCGGCATGTTGGCGACCCGATTCGTGCTCCATGGAGTTCGGTCGAGACACTGCTTGCTACCGTGATCGATGAGATCCGGAATCTATCCTGGATGTACGCTTCGGCGCATTCCAAGTCGACGATACAGCACCCGCAGAATATCCGGCGTCCGGGCATTTCCGGAGGGCACCGTAAGCGTAACCTCATGCGGATGAGCGAAGTCCGTACTCTAGACCCGCGCCTCAAGAATCTGAGTGACGACGAGATCCGCGCGCTGATGGCGAGCCAGTATGGGAGAGGGGTGGACTAGATGGCAGGCGAGATCTTTGTAGGGTCGGTAGCCGTTGGCGTCGTCCCTGATGCGCGCGGTATCGATGAGAAGATGCGCAAGCAGGTAGTACCGGCCGCTGAGAAGGTTGGTGATGAAGCAGGCACAGCAATGGGCAAGGCTCTCACCACTAGGCTTGGGTGGGCCGGGGAAGATGCTGGTGATGAGTTCGGAAAGAGATTCAGGGAACATCTAGAAGCCGCTCTAGCAAAACTTCCGAAGGTTAAGCTTGATGGTGATACTGAAGAGCTAGACCTGAAGCTTGAAGAGATCCGCCGGAAGATCGAGGAAATACACAATCAGCCGGTACTCGACTCATCAAAGGCTACGGAAGAAATTGCCGTAGTGACGGCCGAGCTTGAGGCGCTTAAATCAAAGGCGCACGGTATCGACCTAACGTTCAACACGCACAAGGCAACTGCCGAGCTAGCGAAGGCTGTAGAGACTGCGGTTGGCGCCGGCACAGAGAAGGGAGTTAAGTCTGGAGTAGGCAAGGCTGCTACTGATGTCGAGGCTATTGTTCAGACCGGGTCAGGAGTAGCAGCTGCGGGAAGTAGCATCCTCGGCAATATCCTTAGCCTCTTTGGTGGCGGAGGCTCTGGTGGTAAGGGAGGTGGAGGAATAGCCGGGGCGGCATCCGGTAGCAGTGGTGGTGCCTTGTCTAAAATTGGAGGGGCAGTAAGTGGAGCGGTAGGCGGCATTCCACTTATTGGTGGCTTGATTAGTGGTCCTCAGGCAGCAATCACTATTCCGGCAATAGCTACTCTAGTCACCTTGGTAGTTCAGCAGGTAGGCGGCGCTATTGTTGGTGGACTTGGCACGGTTCTGGCCGGCATGGGTATTGCCGGGGCACTCATGTCTGGCAAGCTGGCTACGCCGTTGAAAGACTTGAGCACAGCATTTCACAATTTCATGATATCAATTGGCGGGCCTCTGGTCCCCGTACTTGCTAGTGTGCTCGATGTGATATCAAGAACGATCACTACGCTCACCCCGGTATTCAAGGGTGCTGAGCAAATTATATCTGGACCACTACAGAAGTTCCTTACTGCGATAGTTCAGTCGTTTGGGCTGCCTTCTGTTGCGACCTCGATCGACGCGGTGGCTAGAGCATTCGGGTCGATACTCGATGCGATCACGCCGACTATTGCTCCGAACATGGATAAGCTAGCAACTGCGATAACCAATATAGCTAACCAGATTTCAAATAACCCGCAGGCTATTGCTGACTTTTTTACTCTTATCACTAATTTTGTCGTATTCCTTCTCAACGCTATCGGGTCTCTTACGAATCTCGCCACCAAACTTGAGCAGCAATGGCCATGGGTTGCGAAGGCACTTGGTATCAAGTCTGTGCCGGGGCCGGCAGCTCAAGGAACACCAGGACAAGCTACACAATTCGGGCAGAGTGTGCCGGCCACTGTCAGTATTCCGGCAATCGCGCCCGTCAAGGGGCGGGCGGCAGTACCGGCGCACGCAGCAGTTTACGACCCAAAGACTCACAAGCTCATCCATCCCGCTACCGCCGCTATTCCGGGTGTTGCCGCGGTGCCTGGAGTTGCTGGGACAGCGGCCTGGGCCGGTTACCAGCCGATTACGCATCTCGGCCTACAAGGAGGGGTTCCTAATGCTCTAGTCGGTCCACCAGCAAGTCAATATCAGATTTCTTACGCGCAAAGAATTAATCCAAATTCTCCTTACTCAGCAGTCCATACTGAGGCAAACTTTAATAAGCTACCGGGATGGCAGCAGGCTATAGTTGGCGCTGAAAATATTGTTACCAATATGTTTGCAACTCAAGTTCAGAAGACATGGGGAAGTATTTGGAATAGTACTGTTGACTTCTTCACGGGAGGCAATAATCCACCATCTGGTGTTATGACCGGGCGTGCGGCTGCGGCAGGACTTACCGCTAAGGGTGAGAAAGCTGCGTCCAGTCCTGACTTTACTGATGCCATTGCTGCTAAAATGGGCGACTTCATTAAGGCTGGTGCCGATATAATTAAGGGCGTCACCCAGGGAGCGGCTGTGCAGTCGGCCGCGAGTGGTCCGGAAGTTAACGCAAAGATTACAACGCCTTATGTCAAACACATCAATGACGGATTCCAGACTCACTCTCCATCAAAGGAAACGATTCCCACTGGTAAGGATCTTATCGGCGGTATCATGCAGGGTATGCAGATTGCCGTCGGCGGTTTGCCGCCATGGATCGCTACCTGGGTGGTTGCGCCAATCCTTACCGCTCTTGTTGGCGACACGTACGGGTTCGGGATGTCGAATGCCGGGACTACGGCAGGAATGCAGCCCGCGCAGCAGACGGTCAAGATTGGCTGGGGTATCGTCGATGGAATGAAGGAGGGCATTACCGAGGAAATGATCGGTATGGACATCTGGCTAAATACTGCCGTGGTACAGCCGATCATCACCTACCTCACGAGCCCGAACGGATTCAACATTAAGTCTCCGTCAAAGAAGATGAAGCCAATCGGTAGTCAGATCGTTGAAGGCATCATCCACGGCATGATGGATACCGGCGGACATATAGGCCAGTTCGTCGCCAAGGTCTTCGGTGACTGGCCAAAGGCTATTCTTTCATTCGTGTCAAAGGGGCTCGACCCGACGAAACTGAATCCTGCTGCCCAGAAGTTCCTTCAGGGGATCATCGGCCAGGTAGGTGGCGCGCCTGTTAAGGGTGGGAAGTACATACCACAGAACATCACCCGCGCCTGGCGTAACATCATCTCGTCCGGTACCGGCGTGGCGCGGTGGGCCGGGGATGTCTCTAAGGCGCTCACGATGCTAGGGCTTCCGCAGGCACTCTCGGGACAGGTGCTGTACCAGATGCAGACGGAATCAGGCGGCGACCCGAATGCGATCAACCTCACTGACTCGAATGCTAGGAAGGGTGACCCGTCGCGCGGACTCCTACAGACAATTGGCGCTACGTTCGCGCAGTATCACGTAAAGGGTACATCTGAGAATATCTATGACCCGCTCGCTAACATTGCCGCGGCCATCAATTATGCGATGCACAAGTATGGCCCGACCTTGATGAATGTTAAGGGACAGGGCATGGGTTCCGGTCACGGTTATGATACTGGTGGCTGGCTACCTCCGGGCGTTACCCTCGCCTATAACAACACCGGGAAGTCTGAGCGGATTCTATCACCTGATGAGCTAACCTCACTTCAGGCTGGCGGTACGCAGTACCATGCTCACTTCGATGGCCTAACCGGCGCGGCTATCGAGTCTCATGTACAGACGGCATTCAGCACGATGTCACTAACGCAAGGTTACCTTCAGAGGCAAGGGAGGCGGTCATAATGACGTACCCCATAAGGCCATATGAGATCGAGTATTATGACCCTGATTACGATCCTGATTTTCTTCCAACTGACACCAAAAATATCCCTCATGTATGGTACCTGTCAGACCCGACGATGCCGAACGGATACTGCTGCTCGGCTATCGCCGGTATCGAGGGTCTTCAGGTCATGATGCAGACGATTCCGCTGCTTGATGGCACGGCGGTCCCTAACATATACATTCCACAGACAGGCACGATCGGCATCGCTATTCTGGTAGGGCGTCCGCCCGGCGGCAGCTCACTTGACTACATGAACTTGCTTGACCGGGTTGTGCGGGCGTTCTACAATCGCCGCAACGGCGTTCCTAAGCCAGGCACCTTGTTCATTAAGCGTCCTGACGGCAATAAGCGACAGATACAGGTCTTTACGACATCTGGCCTTAACACTCCGGAGGTTGGGAAGAATGACTACTCGATCTTCTCACTGTCGCTCTCGACTCCTGACCCGTTCTGGAGTGATATTGTTGTCTCGTTCTATACCTTCAGGGTTTCCCTGGGGGTATCGGCCGGAATCCTCCCTCTGCTCCCGGTATCGCTAGACACTATCTACACTATTGGCAATACTCAGCCAATAACTATCAATGGTGATATGCCTTCTTACCCGACCTGGATTATTACTGGGCCTGGTACCCCGACGATGTCGAATATCACGACTGACCGGTCATGGGGACTTAACACGGCGATCCCGGCCGGGCAGCAAGTACAGGTAACAACTGCTCCCGGAAAGCAGGGTGTTCTCAATCTTACGACGAAAGTCAACTGGTGGGGTAACCTGGTATTCTCGGGGCCGCACGATTTGTGGCCGCTAGTATCAGGAGACAATCAGATAGAGGTAAGTGTGCCTGACGGAACTGCCGGCGCTACTAGTGTTCAGATAAGCTACTACAACAAGTGGGCCCGAGCATGACGACACTTCCTATTCAGCCAATTGAATTCACCCCGTTGCCGGAATATACGGCAATGGTCGAGTTGCTTAACCCCAACAACCTTGCTAGTATGGGAATGTATCAGTTCTCGACTATTTCGGCAATGTTGTACTATAATGCTGTAGGATCATATTCAATTCGTATGCCGTATTCGGACGCCGTATGGAATACGATGAGGTCCGGAGACTTCATCGTCCGGGTGAACTGGCGCGGGATCTTTACATTTGGTGGTAAGTGCGAGACTCCCACCTACTCAGATTCCCTGCCGGGATCTGGAGGCTCCGGAAGTTCTAGTGGCGGAGCTGGCCAATTCATTACCCTGGCCGGTGCGGATTATCTAGCTATCATTGCGAACCGGATTGCTTACCCTGATCCTACCGTCGCCTGGTCGGCACAGAAGCCCGGCAACCAGTCTGTGATTATTAGCGGGCCGCTTGAAACGGCCATCAAGTATTACGTCAAGTACAACGTAGGGCCGAATGCTCTTGCGACGCGGAAACATCCGCTGCTCGATATAGCTACTGATCAAGGGCGCGGTCCGCAAGTTAACTACTCGGTCAACTTTACGTCCGGACAGTCGCTGAATCTGATGGATGTTATCCGTGCGCTTATAGCTCAGGCGTACGGGGCGGCGGGCGTAGGAATGGGCATACAGATTAAGCAGAATGGAAGTCGTCTTCTGTTCGATGTTTACCTGGTAGCTGACAAGACTGCTAATGCGGTGTTCTCAGAGTCGCTAGGGAACCTGACTTCCGTATCGCTAGCCATGACGGACCCGACGTGTACTGATGCACTTGTTCAGGGCAAGACTCCTATGACGAAAGCTGATGGCACGACGGTAGATCCTACCGCACCTTCATTCATATCCGCGACAACACCTAGTACGGTATGGACTAAGACTGAGCAGTATGTTAATGACGCGAATGAGTCGATACCGAATAACCTCTCCACGGCTGCACAGAATGCCTTGTTCGCAGGCACGGCCGGTCCAAGCCTAATTACTACAGCTACTGACTCGCCATACCTAGTATTTGGTCATGATTACTTCATAGGTGATAAGGTCACGGTTGAGGTACGTCCTGGCATTACCTATCAGGATATCATATCAGGCGTTACGCTAACAGTTGATCCTGGACAGTCCCCAGTTATCGGTGTGGTGCCGACAATCGGTATTTCGAGTAATGCTGCTCTCACCGACAAGACGGTAGTAGGACAACTTGCTGCTCGTATTAAGGCGCTAGAAGCAAAGCTAGCAACGCAGGGAAGGTAACCATGGCTACACATGATGCTAAGCCGAATAACTTTAACCAGATAGCGACAACGGCTGACTGGGAGAAGTTGTTCACGACGATTGGCGTGTGGGACGGCATCGATGGCTCAGTCACAACCGGTATGGTGCCAACTCTTGATGCGTCACCTGCACGCAACATCAACATCTCGACCGGCACTGTTATCATCAAGGGGCAGTTGTGGTGGTGTGATGCGTCTGTCAAGACAGCTATTTCGGCCGCAGATCCTACTTACGATCGGTATGACGTTCTTGTCATACGTCTTGACAGAACCTTCCCGACTTCCGTAGGGACTGTAGCGCCGTACATCATCACCGGTACACCGGCTGCGGCGCCAGCCGTGCCAGCTATCCAGCAAACTACTTCCGGACTGTATGATATTCCGGTAGCTCAGTGGAGAGCGCGTTCGACGGGGAATGGGTCTGTAATCGACTCCCTGATTGACCGGCGTCAGTTCTCCGGGCATTCGGTCGTGGCGATGTTGTCGTCCGCGCGGCCAGCCCCTGCGCACCCACGTCTAGCCCTGGAGACTGATACCGGGTACCTACAGCGCTGGGACGGCTCGGTGTGGCGGAACATCGGCCCGAAGAACCAGGTTCTACAAACCGGACTTACGGCGAATACGACCGGCTATGCTAACCTACATACTCCATTCCAGATCCCGGCGAACGACTCGGCGCTCGGGCCGTGCTCCTACCGGCTTCGCTGCGGCGGTCACGGAGTACAGGCCGCTGGTACGGCCCGGCCGTTCGGGCTGCTGGTGAATGCCTTCGGGAAGATCTGGGGAGAGATCCAGGACACGGGCGGTATCTCGCCCGGATCCAATTTCAACTGGTACTACTCGTGTGAGCTCATCGTCTCGGCAACTGGCCAGGCTAGCTTCTACGGTCACTTCTCGGTAAGCCATTCAGTATACAATCCGGCGCCATCGACTTCTAACCAGGCGGTTGCCGGGCAGCTAGGAAACGGGGGCGTTGTCGTAAACGCAAATCAATCAATGGTCCTACAAGGAGCATGGACATCTGTTGCCGGCGCGCCGGTACTTACGTGTTACGGTGCTACATTCGATAGGGTGGCAAACTGATGAACGACAAAAAGAAGAACAAGAAGATGAAGGTCGCATTCGATCCGCTCGACGACAACGACCGAGTTCAGGTAGTCCCGAATGCCGAGCCCAAGGTCGATCGCCAGCACGAGCCCTGGGGCTTCCTAGATGACATCAAAGACCACGCCGAGGAGAAGTGATGGGACTTAACCGAGTCTGGATCGCATCACCCAACTACTCATCGCGCGGCGGGGCCGGGGTCCGCCTCATCGTGCTACACACGGCGGAAGGGGCAACGACGTACCAGTCCTTGGGGTCGTACTTCCAGGGTGACGTCGGCGTGTCTAGTCACGTCGGTATCGACGACACGCTAGGCACGGTCGGTGAGTACGTGACGCGCGGGAACAAGGCGTGGACCGCAGCGAACGCCAACCCGGTCGCGGTACAGGCTGAGATGTGCGCGTTCGCGTCGTGGTCGGAATCGACCTGGCAGAACTCGCACGCGAACATGCTCAACAACACGGCCCGGTGGATCGCGGAAGAGGCGGGCAAGTTCGGCATCCCGATCACGAAGCTGTCGGCGTCACAGGCGCAGGGGTCCGGGCGCGGAGTCTGTCAGCACCGCGACCTCGGCAGCTGGGGAGGGAATCACTCCGACTGCGGGAACGGCTTCCCGATGGATTATGTCCTCTCGATGGCCGTGGACATGTTCGGCGGCGGCGGTGGGGGAGGCGGCTCCACTCCACCTCCGTCAACCGGCCAGAAGGCACCGCCGCTCCACGTCGATTACTTCGGCCAGAACCACAACCGGACCTGCGGTGACGTCCAGGTCTGGCAAGCCCAGATGTCCGGCCGCGGATGGACAATCGACGTGGACGGCGAGTTCGGGCCGCAGTCCGAGAACGTCTGCCGTCAGTTCCAGTCAGAGAAGGGCCTCGGTGTGGACGGCCTGGTCGGGTCGCAGACGTGGAACGCGACATGGTCGGCTCCGGTGACGTAGGTACGTAGGAGGGGAAATGCCAGCAGCACCGCCAGCCCTGAAGGCCCTGTTCCTGCTTGATGATGAATCAGAAGCAGGCGTCATTGGCGTCGTCGACACAAAGGATATGCCAAGGACGCAGTCTTTCCAGACATTCACAGATCCACTTGGTGCTGTCTTCGAGGTGAAGGTTGAAGGTTCGATGGATGGCATCCACTGGTTCCCATTCGGAAGTATTACTGGCCCAGGTATCCGAAGTGAAGGTCAGCATTCCCTTCAGTTCCTCCGCGCCACGCTCATCTCGATAGACCCTGGCGCTTCGGTCACGGTCCTAGTTAGCTGGAAGTGAGGATATGTCTACAATCGATGTCCCGGTCAGGATGATCATCGACACGCAGGATGTCGGGGAGTTCCTGGCCGGGGTTCTTCAGCAGGATGGTACACTCCGGGTGACCGTATGCCCGTGGTGCTTCGCTCTGGTGCCAAACCAGAAACTCCCGGATCACATAGAAGCCTTGAAGCACTAGTGACGGGCCATCTCCCGCGCCTCATCGATTTCTGCTGTAAGGCTGGAGGTACCTCTATGGGATACCATATGGCCGGATTCGATGTCTGTGGCGTCGATATCGAGCCCCAGCCGCATTACCCGTTTCAGTTCTACCAGGACAATATCAAGGACATAACCGACAAGCAGATATCCCGGATCGCGCGGGACTATGATGCCGTAGCGTTCAGCCCGCCCTGTAAGGTACACTCAATACTAACGCCGAAGCGATACAAGCTGAATCACGAAGACCTTATCCCGACAGCCCGCGCGATTGCTAAGGCGACCGGGCTGCCGTATATTATTGAGAATGTGCCGGGTGCTCCGCTTATCGACCCGGTGATGGTGTGCGGGTCGGCGCTCGCGCTACGGGTGAGGCGTCATAGGTTCTTTGAGTCGAACATGCCCCTTACCGGGACGACATGCCGGCATGAATGGCAGGATAGGCATCAGCCGTACCTAGTGGTCAGCAATGGGCCGGGAAGTGAGAGGTATGCCGGAGTAATCAACGTATATGGCGGAGGCGACGGTTCCCATTTCGAGAACATGAAGCAGCTAGAAATCTGGCGAACCGCTATGGGTATCGACTGGATGAATATCGCTGAGCTTTCCCAGGCGATCCCGCCGGCATATACGTTCTACCTAGGCAAGCAAATGAGGATGTTCATGAGAGCCTGGAGGCGTCGTGATATCGAAGCAAGAACTATGGCGAATGGAACTAGAGCAGGTTACGCACGAGCGTGAGACGACGGACCCTGATCCGGAGATGTGGCGGTGGAGCCCGCTAGAGCTGACCGAGTTTGATCATATGCTTACGATCGCCCGGCAGCTATTCAAGGGACTCCGCAACCTGAAGTTCTGTGAGGCAGGCTGCGGCATTGGCACGAAGCTGTACCTGGCGGAAAGGTACTTTGACATGGAAGCCGTCGGCTTCGAGATCTCGCATGACTACCTGGAGAAGGCAGCCGCGCTCGGAGTTGATGCGCGGTACATGGACTTCCGCGAGGAACATCCGAACTGGTCCGAATACGACATCGTGTACATCGGCCGGCCATTCAAGACTGATGAAGCCGAGTCGGCATTCGAGGCTTCGGTTCAGGAAGCGATGCGGCACGGTTCGGTGCTCATGATGTGCTGGACTTCCAACAAGCCGTATTCCTGGCCGTGCTTCTACCGAGCGCCATTCCGCGGTGTATGGCGAAAGCCAGCTTTCAAGACCGGCGTCTACGACGCAATGATTAGGCGGCAGGAGCCATACGACCCGCTAGTCCCAACACCAGTCGGGTACCCCGGATAGGTAAACGGAGGCTCCCTCCGAATCGTGCGGAGAGGGTCCTGACAGCCTTTGCCGGGCTTCCCGGCCGGTAGGTACCGGCTAGGGGGAGATAGGCCCGGAGATTTCGTCTCCGGGCCGTGCGCGAGGGGTATAGCGGGCCGGTCGGCCGGGGGTTAGCGGCGGGGTCTATGCGAGCCGTTCCAGCTCCCAGCGACGAAAGGCAAATACACGGCTGCCCATGACTGGGTGGTCGAGCAGGACCCACGTATCGAGCGGGCCGAGCGGCCTAGCATCCCTTTTAACTATTGTCCCTGTACGGCCGCTGAAGGGCGAGAGGCTTCGCCGGTACCTAACTCTGACTCGACGGCCGTGGTTACTACCTACCATGATAGTGGTCGAGGTCATCATGAAGTCCAAAACGGTGGATAGCGCCGTGGTACGCACGCCAGCACGCTTCTAGGTATTCCGTATCATCTAGGTCCATATACTTGAACCGGAGTATTGTCTCACCGTGCCGCGCTTCCATATGCTTTTTGAAGAACTCGACCGTCATAGAATCCGCATTACGGACCCTGATAATTGCCTCTTCTTCTTCAGTGTAGCTCGGCATATTTCCTCCTTAGTTGTCGGGATCAAAGATCCATATTCTCTCGACGGTTACCGGCGTACCGAATCCGGCGATGCGGTTCCCGAGGATAACCACGACGTCGTGATTCGGGTGTATCTGTGCTAGCTGTTTCTGTAGGCGCGGGAACTGCCATCTATTCACCCGCGCGTAGACTTCCTCATTACTGTTATCGAAGCAGTGAAGAGTAGCCCGCTTCACGAGATCCGGGCGCTTCAGCTCCTTCAGGATCTCTTCTACTTCCTTGCCGGTTCGGGACCTCTCGTCTTCCACAATGTCCTTATACTCGACCTTACCTACCATCCCCATATAGACGACGCGCGGACCCGGTACCCATCTCTGACCCGGCTGACGCTGTTTCACCTTCATTCCGGAAAGCTTGTCGCCGTCGTGCGTAGGGATTGGCGCGGCTCCTTTCCCTTGATGCTTGAGGAACCGGAGAACAGCGGCCAGGCGCTTCTCCGTCCGGTACAGTCCGAATGGGTCCCGCGCCAGGGTCCACTCTTCCATACGGGCGATAGTCTTATCACCTATCCCTGGGATGGCGCGGAGTTCGATCCAGTCATCGAATCCGTAGTCACCGGCTAGCGCCTCGATACGCAAGGCAGTCTTCTCGCCTACCTTCGGGATTGACTGCCAGCCAGCGACTAGGCCGATGCCGGGAACCGGACGCCAGGTGGCGCGGGAGTGTGTGAGGGACGGTGGCTTTACGTCGACCGAGTGAGCAAGGGCATCGCGCATAAGCCTGAACTGTGAATCGGCATTCGTGGCTTTCGCTAGGCTGGCCGCGTAGAACTCGACTGGGTAGTGTATCTTCAGGAATGCCGTCCAGAAGGCAAGCATCGAGTACGAGATCGAGTGCGCGATATTAAAGCTGTAGGTTCCGGACGTCACGAGGCGGCGCCAGATCTTATCAGCAGTCTCGGCGGGGATACCGTGGAGGGACTTCGCCCCGTCCGCGAACTGCTGATACGACATCTGGAAGGCAGCCTCGCCCATTTTCTTCGAGATAATCCGCCGGATCTGGCTAACAGAGAACCAGTCGAATCCACCGATCTCCTTGAGGATTCGGAGGATCTGTTCCTGGTAGATGATCTGCCCATAAGTCTCAAGGGTGACTTCATCCACGAGCGGATGTAGCCTTTCAGCTTTTTTGCGTCCGTGACGGACATCCACGTATGCGGCCGTCTGTCCGGAAAATAGTGGTCCAGGACGCGACAGAGCATTGATGTCTGAGATATGCATGAAGTGATCTGGATGGACGTCTCGGTTGACGAGCCGTGTAGCGCGACCCTCAAACTGAAAGACTCCAACGACATCACTCTTCCGGAATACCTCGATAGTTTCAGGGTCATCGTCAGGAACCGCATATAGATCCTCCAGGGTTAGGCCGGCCATCCGGAGACACCGGGCAATCATCCCCATAGTCGAGAGACCAAGGAAGTCAAGCTTCAGGGCACCGGCGTACTCGACGTCATACTTGTCGATCGACATTACCTTAACGCCGTCGCGCTCGTACACGGCGCAGATATCGGTAAGCGGGCTATTCGCTATCACGAGCCCGGCCGCGTGGACGGACATCCCGCGCACGTCCCCTTCGAGACGGCAGGCCCTGGCTATGTCCGGGTACTCGTCGCGTACCTTCTGTGCTTCAGGGAAGAGATCGAATGTGTCGGCCAGAGTAGAGCTAAACCGGGAGTCTCCACCGGAACGTTCTATCAGTAGATTGGCTACTGTCTCTCGCGCATAGATCGGGATGTTGTAAACTTTCGTTACGTCAGCCAGCGAGTTCTTCCCACGGTACCGGACAAAGTTCCCGATATGGCCGACCTTATCCGCGCCATACTTCCCCTCCAGGTACTCCCACACACGCCAGCGGTCCTCATCAGAGGCATCGACGTCGATGTCGGGCGGGTCGGGCCGGGAGATGTCAATGAAGCGCTCGAAGATCATGCCCTTGTACTTGTGCGGGGGAATCTCGGTAATCCGTAGGAGGTAGGCAACCACGCTGGCCGCGGTGCTTCCACGCCCCGGCCCGAATGGAATGCCGTGATCCTTGCCCCATCTGATAGTATCCGAGGTAAACAAGAAGAAGTCAGCAAGTCCGCGCTTCAGGATAAGGTCCATTTCATACTTGATGCGCTCGACGTACCAGTCTATCTCGGCGCGCGGGAGCTGGTTGATCTTGCGGTAGTTCCAGCCGTAGCGGACCCACTGCCAAAGTAGTTGTTCAGAGTCCCGGTTCACCGATCCTCCAAGTGTGTCGTGGATCAAGTTTTATAATATGTGCGTGTACAGGATCTTGTTCAGGCAGCTCGATTACACAGCAGGTATTTTCTCGGCATTCGTCACAGAGCATATCCTCCTGCGTCGCTAGGCGCACGCACGGTACCCAGAACGCCGTACACTTACACTTAGCTAGGTCCACGGCTTCCAGTCACCTTCCTCAATCGGGTACACTAGGCGCTCGGCTTTCGGCAGGGTTACGTTACACTGGCTAGCTATCCACTCCGTGTTAAGGATAGCTTCCCAGGCAGCGTTCCGCGACAGGCCAGTTTTAATCAGGCGCTCGCCTAGTTCCTTATCCGAAGTCGGAAGCGTCATTGGTACCGAATAGTTCCACGCCCTCATCGCATCATCGATCGATTGATTGCCTCGATGTACTGCGTGTAGGATAGCCTGCATCTCAGAGTCGTCGGGTCTAGGGTAGTGTACGTCACAGGTTGCGACAAGTGGCACGCCAGTTTCCCTTGATAGGCGTTCATAAGCTGGGTTGATTCGACAGGTTTTCTCAAGTTCCCAGAAGGGCTGGACTTCAAGAAAATAACGTTCTCCCGATAGTCGGGAAAAACGGCTGATGATGCGTCTTGCGTCATCCCATCCATATCCGTCGCGCGAGGTAGGTTCTGGAATCCCCTTACCTCCCACAAGAGCGCAGGCAAGCATCGATCCAGTGCATCCAGAAAGTATGTACAGATCTCCAGAATTGCGCTGGAGATTCTCTCCAGAAACTGTTGGATGGTAGTGATGATCGCGCCAAGACTGGGTGACCAGTTGATTGAGGTTTCGGTATCCATCATTACTCCCGGCGAGGATCGTGAGATGGTACTTCCATTGACTCCGGTTCGCGTCGACCGGGCCGGTGTAGGCTTCAAGCCCAAAGAGAGGCTTTACCCCGGCCTTGATAGCTGCTTGCTCGAATTGGAAATGGCTGCTCGTGCCGCCGTGCTCGGTCAGAGCCATAGCGGTGTATCCAAGTTCTGCGGCGCGGGCTACGTGAATTGCGGGAGGCTTGTGCCCATCACCGTGACTGAAGGTGCTGTGGTGGTGAAGGCTGACGTACCTCATACTCCTATTATACCTCGAATCCGCCCGGTTCGGTAGTACCTATTTCGAACAGGAACTCTTCGCAGCTAACCTTGTACTCACATCCTTCGCCGTCGTAGCCAAGGCAGTCGTAACGGTCGGCCTGGAAGTTGAGCTTCATAGGTCCTTTGTGGATAGGGCAGTTCGGAGGATCTTTTGGGAGAATGTATACCGGGCTGCCTCCGGGTATATCCATCCAAATCACTCCTTATTCACCTCCGACGTCACGCACCGTAACTATCTTGACCTTCTCTAGCATGAACCGTAGAGCTGGGCCTGCGTGCATCTCACAGCAGGCGTACCCGTTGAGAGAGAGGTGGCGTTCCATCGGGGTAGGCAGAATTAGGAACCTGGCTTTGACTGTCTTGTCGCCGTCATGCCAGAACGGGTCACAGAAGTAGGAGGTTGACATTTGATGTCCTTTCTAGGTCCCTTACGTCGATTATATCCTATCCGGGCGCGGTACGCTAGGCACATCCTCTTGCGTAAGTCTTAGTGCTGGGGTCCCACTGGTACCAGCACACTAGCTGGTCGAGCGGTACGGGCTCGGCACTTTCCTCGAAGCCGGTTGGCTTTTTACAGTGCATACAGACGCCGCCGTCGATGAGTGACTCCAGCATCCGGAAGATAGCTAGGAGTGGTCCTTGCCCTCCGGTTACTTCCCAGTGGTCGCCGTAGAGAACGCAGACGTACCAGACGACAGGCGGGGCATCCTCATCGCAGTAGCCTATCTTGAATTGCTTCGCGCCGGTACGGCCGATAAGGTCCACGGCTGCGATGAAGCGCGGGTCATCTGGTGCCTTGTCTAGCTTCCCCATTAGTTTCCCTTCCTGGACTCCCACATCACTACTGCGATGATAAGCACGACGATTATGATACATGCTATCGAGAGCGGACTGATGTACAGGTTTACGTAACCGTGACCGTGCGTGTGGGCGCTTATCATCCAGGCTCACCTAGCTCGCCCCACTTGGAACCTTCATTTCTTAGGCGCCAGTAGAAACCGGCGAAGTTGATGATGTCGATCGCGGAGTCTTCATCAAAGCGGTTGTTCCGCCATGAGTGGAACTTTAGGCGACCGGCCTTGTTCAGGATGTCTTGGACGAGTCCCTTCCATCCTTTTGACTGCCAGGTTGCCCCTTCAGGATCGTATCCGCGATCGCACATGATCATCAGTGCTGTTGCGAACGGACCTGATAGCTGGCTGATGGCATCGGGCGTAGGCGTGACGTCTAGCTTGACGATGAACTCGTAAGCTGCGGCGCGGATTTCATCTTCACTCACCGGGCTTCCTTATCTGGGCGTAGTTTTTGAGTATCTGTTCCAGGTTCCAGAGACCAGGCACCTCGATTCCCCTCGGGAGGTTACACGTCCTACATCTCACGAGCACGATCGTGAAGTTCTCCGGGCGTATACGTGGGTGTATGGCCTGACCCTTTGGTATCTGGGTCTCCAGGATGTCCCAGACATGGAAGTGGTCTGGTTCGGCCGGAGGTGCGGCCGGGGGTTCTTGCGCTGGTGTTGGCTCGGTCATCATCTTCCTCCGTTGATCTCAAGGATAGCGCCTGTTAGGTACTCGGGACCTATCAGTACGGATACGGCTACTTCGGCAATCTCTCCGGGTGCGGCACGACGACCCATAGGTATCTGGGACTTCTCATACTCCTGGGCGTAGTCGGAGGTCCAGCCCCGGAAGATTGGGATGTTATCGTCGAGGTACCTAGTCATATTGGTATCGTCGGTGATGCCGGGTGCTATCGCATTTACGCGCCAGCGTGGCGCTAGCTCCCGCGCCATAACCCTTACCGACATGTCGAGCGCGGCCTTGCTAGAGCAGTAGGCGATCGAGCCGCGCATTGGCCGGCGGGCGGCATCGCTGCTGATAGCTACGATACTTCCGCCTGCCTCGGGGAAGAGGTGCTCGTGTGCGCCCACGATCCGGACGAATCCGTGACAGTTGACGTCCCAGACGTTCTCGAACGTGTTGTCCCACTGCATACCTATCGCGGTGATCCAGGCTAGCTCGTTGATGCCTGCGCTATAGATGATGTAGTCGAACGGACCTTCCTGTCGGATACAGGCGTAGCACTCGGCTGAGGAGCGTACATCGAGAACGTCAGTTCCCGGCGTCAGCCAGTCTTCACATTCGGTCGCGTCGGCGTGGCTGCTGATGTACTCTTCAATAGCCTGGCCTATGCCGGAGCTGGCGCCGATGATAAGTCCCTTCACTTCGGCTTCCTAGCGGCTGCGGCGCTGAGGGGCTCGCGCGGGTTGATGTCAGTCCAGGTGTCTGGGTGATCGCCGGCAGCGGCGTGGGCATCAACCCGGTCACGGATAACGCACCAGCGGTCGGCCGGGCCGTGGAAGCCACAACTGCCCTTCTGGTAGCAGACCGGCTTGAACAGCTTGACGATCTCCTTCTGCTGCCACCTCTCGTCGGTTGAGCCGTAGTTGAGGATGGCGAGGATCATCTGGTTCCAGACAACCTTCCACTCGTGCTGAGCCTGAGAGCAGAGCCGGTTCCCGGCCTGCCGGGTAAGGTTGAGGAGGTCGGTGTGGTAGTGGACTCGCGTCGTGATGTTCGTCGGCAGGAGCCCGCGTGCGTCTTCGGCCGGCATACCGTTGGCGACTAGCCGGTTGTATGCCTGCGCCGCGTAGGAGGTCGCAGCGTCCCAGGTTAGGCGCCAGGGATGGTCATCCTTCAGTCCTTCCAGGCTGGGCGGGTCGGCCACCTCCCAGGCGGCATTCTCCTTGACGGCGAACCGCATCGACTCCTGTACGAATGTCGCGGTGCGCTGCCGGACAAGCTGGTGAGTGAAGGCCCGCGTCACGCCTTCAAAGTAGAAGTGAAGACTGACGAACTCCAGCGGTGCGGTGATGGCGCTGTCCTTGAAGCCGTTAAGCCACTTCATACACTGATCGTGGGTTACGGTACTCGGGTCGCGGTAGACACCTCCCTGGTACGTCTCGGCGGCAGCGGCCATAACGCGAAGGGGATTCCGCGTCATGGATACCAGGGACACCCGCGGTGTTACCTTGTCGCCTGGTTCTACAAGCGGAGGGGCCGAGTACATCGCTACGTCAGCCCATCGAGCGGGTAGCCTGCTCTTGTCGTCGTCACTCACCGTTGTGCCGCCTTTCCATTGCCTCTTCGAATTCTTCCCTTGATATCCTTTGCCTTGCGGCTGCGTTCTCGTAGGCGACCGGAGTTTCCGCAATCATCGGTTCTTCGCTACGGCTGTGGTCCATAACGAACGCCTGCGGGAATAGTCTCTTGAGAAGAGTCTCACAGTCCGTACAGACCTCGATCGGCCTGAAGTAATCCTGGCCTACGGGCTGCCCGTCCTTCGTGTGGTGATGGACTTGTATGTGTACTAGGACGGTCGTGTTGACGCACTGCTTACCGTCTACGTCGCAAAAGGTTTTCTTCATGAGTGATTTGCCTGCCATTCGGATATGTCCTTGCGGAGTCTCAGCCACAGGACGCCCAGGGTGTCGATGCGTTCGCCTAGTACCTCGGGACTCTGGTTGTATGGCTGGGCGCGGAGGTAGACGCGCCGGATGCCGTTCTTGATTGCGTCCGCTGTCTGCTCGGGTAGGTCGTCGACTGCCGCGACAACCCTGTCTATGCCTACTTGTCGGACCAGATCTTCATACTTGGTTGTAATCCTGTCACCGAGCGGCACTCCTTCAAAGATCACGGCGTCGTAGTCGATGTGATTGCGGCCGAGCCATTCCCGCGTATCGGGGTCGATGTTGTCTAGGCGCATATACGGGCGCGTCGTACAGATCCATACTTCCGCGCCGGCATTACGGATATTGTGTGTTAGCTCGGCGGCGCCAGGGTACACAGGCATGAAGCGTTTCAGGCCGCCCTGCCGGTAGGCTAGCTTACATTCCCGGTAGATATGGTGGGGGACGTTCATGAACTCGTGAAGGCGACGACCGGGGTTGATGTCGTACTCGGACGGCATAGGCATACCGAGCCAGCGTTCCGCGAACCAGAGGAAGTGGGCGTGGTAGTTGCCGAGCGTCCCATCGATGTCGAGCGCCACGACTGGCTTTCCTTCGCCGCTGCGGAACTCTCGTCTACGCAATTGCTTTACCCCTCTCATGATTGGCTGTGACCTTGAAGGATTCCTAATACTGATCAACTAAGGATCTCCATCACTTCCGGATAAGTCTGGTGAACTAGGTAGGACTTCTGCCACTTGCCGTACCGGCCGATCCTGAAATACTCCGGGTAGCAGTCGCAGTCGGTGGTGAGTGGCTTCCTGACGGAAACTGTTGCGTCGCCGTTCGTTGGCCGGTGTGGCCATTCGATCGTCCGGTACCCGAACACACAGGCGTTCCGGTACCAGTCGTTCATCGGGGTGCCGTCGCACACTACTGTGTTGACGGCTTCAGTTGCCGGCTTCGTGCTGCCGTTTGCGAAGATGTTATGGTAGATAAATTGATGGGCCGGGTTGTAGCATAGGTCTGGCGCGGGTACGGTCGAGATGATGAAGGCGGGATCGAATCTATACACAAGCTTAGATATGATACCAGATTTGATTTTAGGAATCTTGATAAATGTAACTCTCGCGTTCTCGTGAAGATCTCCCCACATCTCCTGGTACGTCTCGCGGATGTCCCAGGCTTCATGTTCGCCTATAAAGTCTTCCGGGGATACCCTACCCGTCCACTTCCGCCCGTAAACCTTCAGGCGGTATTCTTCGGCCGTACCGTTTAGGTGGTACTCTACTGTGGCGTGGGCTACGTCCCGGTAGCCGGGGATGGGAGAGTGAAGATACTGGCATCCATACTGGGTACTTGGGATGGTGGTGTTGCTTGCTATCAGGACCTTATGCCCGGAGTTGACGGCAGCCAGAGCCGCCGCCAGTCCGGACGGCCCGCAGCCAAGGACGGCTACGCTCATTTCTTCTCTTCCAGATTCATCATTCGCCGGTAGATGAATGCCTGCTTCTGGAGCAGGATATCCCGTGTCGCCGGGGCGTCCTTGGTGAAGTGCTGGATGGCGAGGATTCCCGTCATCACGACATCTGCGAGTTCATCGACGATGTCTGTCGACTTGTGGGTAATCCCCTTGCGAGGATTCTGGCCGGTCGCGCCGATTATCGCGGATATGGTTTCGCCAAGTTCTTCGATAACCTTAGAGATCCGCGCCCAGTCCTGAGCGAGTGGCTGGTCCTTGTAGTACTCGGGAACATCTTCATCGAGCCAGTTGTCTACGTAACGAATGATCTGCCAGTCGATGCTGTCATCTTGGTAACTCACTATGGCCACTTCCCGGACCAGACGGCCCGGAGGAAACTCTGATGAGCTTCCTCACGGAGCCGCCTGATCTCTAGCGCTAGGTTTCTTGCGATCGGGTTAAAATGGCGGCTCGTCGTCGTAGCCGTCCTTGCTGCGTGCCCGGCCACGTCCGCGCGCAGGCTTCTCGGCGGGCGCAGCGGCCTTAGCCGGTCGCGCGCCTCTCGCCGTACGGGCCGGAGCGGGCTTGTCAGCGGCTGGGGCGGCGGCGCGGGTACCTCTACCCGACCGGGCGGGTGCGGCCTTGTCAGGGGCGTTCCGGGCCGCTCCGCGACCCCTGCCGCGCGCCGGTTCCGGTTCCGGCTCGGGCTCGGGCTCTGAGTCGTCCTCATCCTCCTCATCGTACTCGTCGTCTGTCTCTTCGTCGTCCGCAGGCTCCTCATCTGCCTCGTCGGCGTCGTAGGGAAGCCATGTCTTCACCTTGGGCTGCCACTCACCCTGGTAGCGCTCCCGATCGGTGATAATCCGGCACCAGGCTTCATCGTTCTCTTCGCCGGGCCGCCAGTTGGCGATCTTGTTGATGGGCGCGCCGTTCTGGTCGTCCTTGTCCTGGACATCGGTGTTGTTCTTGACTTGCTTGAGCGTGATGCCGAAGTTGTCGAGGAACGGTGCCCACCGGAACTTCGCCGCGCCGATCAGCGCTGCGTTCAGCCAGAACGGACAGCCATTGTACTCGTCGTTGTCGCCGTCGTTCTCGGCGGCCACCCAGAGCACCTTGAGCATCGGGTCGCCTGCGCCGCTCCGGGTCCACCACATCTTCCGGACGAATCCGGTCAGTTCGAGATCCTTGGGCGGCACCTCGCCGTCGTAACTGTCGAATTGCTCATCTGAGTATTCTACGGCGTCGAGTTCCTCGACATTGAGGTCTTCGGTGTCCTCTTTACGTAGGCGAACCATGTCATGTCCCTTCGTGCGTGTGATCTAGATAGGGCTGATGGAGGCGGTGGTTTGCGTCATGGTCTCCCCAGGTTACGAACCGGACGCCGGGGTGTCGTTTGAGGACGTGTTTGTGTAGCCACTCCTTAGTTTGAGTTCCTGGATCTACGAGCCTGACGGGGGACGCGGGCTCTGACTGGGGCTTCGGTTTCCTCGCCGGCATCTGCTCCCCTTGCCTTGTCGATCGCTTCGATCATCGCAGACATCGCGAAGTAATTGCCCTCTTCGACATCCCAGAACTTGCCGAGAGCCATATAGCGGTCTTTGGCGTACCAGGGAGGATAGGGCTGGGCTAGGGCTCGGCGCATAACGGGTCCGCGCATCTCGCGCGACTCGCGGGCGACGGAGTAGTACAGCGCGACGGAGAACTGAGCCGAGACATAATCCGAGATCTCGCCTTTCTTCCCCAGGAGGTGCGGGATGATCCGTTCCTCACCCTCGGCGTCGTCGGCAGTCATTGATGTCGTGATAAAGATCACGTTGAACTGGCCGTCGATAAGCCGGTCGCACCAGCGCTTAAATCCGTTCTGGTACTTCTGGTGGTTCTGGATCGCTGGGATGTCGAGGTCACGCTGAGGGTTCAGCTCATTCTCGCGCGCCAGGATCCAGCGCATATACATCTCTTGCATCTTGGTGCCGGAGTCGACGACCATCCAGTCCCTGATCGTGAATTCCTGCTCTGCCTTCTTGACCCCGGCGACGGCGTGTTCCCAGGATGGGCACCGCCACAGCTTGGCCATACTGCCGACGGCGCGGGCACTGGCTACACCTTCCGTCTCGGTAGACAGGAAGGTTACCGGCCGGGTACCGTCGGCCGCGCCGCCTGCGAGTAGGGTCTTGCCGTGGCCGGACGGCCCGTGGATCAGGATGTTGACCGGGGCCGTCTGTCCGGACTCGGACAGATCCTCGGTTACGATCTCGACATCCGCTTCCATCATAGAGAGCGGCGCTTCCCTTGATTGCTTTGCTGATTGTCGTTGGGCTCCCGGCCTTGCCCCTCGCAGCCCTCGTGTTGGTGGCATCACGCACTCTTTCTCATGTCCTTGTAAGGGTCTATCTGTACGTAGTTGTTCTTCAGCACGGTCTGATAGGCATCGCTCCCACGCTCGTGTAGGTTACAGGGAATCCAGAACGGACACCAGGTACAGTCTTTCGTCGGCGTCTTCGTGATTGGGATGATGCCGTCACGTACGGCATTCATCACCGCGACCTCATCAGCTATCCGTTCTAGCTGAGTGCGCTGTTCCTTCGGGCTGCGCTCAACCATTACCCGGACGAACGGCTGCGGTGGCTGTCGCTTAGAAACTGAGCTGTTCTTGTTTAGGCGAAGACCTTCCTCATTCTGCGGGCGTTCATCGGGTAGGGCTTTCCGGAGGAAGTTGTAAATGATGCCGGAGATATTCTCTCCGGGCTTCAGTATGCCTTTCGCGCGTAGCAGTTGGCTAGCAACCGCCCAGTAGGAACCGCCCTGGTCGTCAAGTTCGAGGTAGGCCGTAACGATCTGCGCAGCAGTCTTGTGTTCGAGCAGGTATATCTTCCCGTCGCCTTCATCCCGCGCCACGCCATCCCATCGCGAAGCGAAGTAGGCAACTGGTGTTCCCTCGCGGGTAATACGGACGCGGAACGGCTGCTCTGTGGAGATGATACTCCACTGTTCATCGCGGCCGTAGCGGTCGATGTACGCCTCAAGCATTGCGATGCCGAGTTCTACTGCGTCAACCCATACCGGCTCATCGAACGTATCATCAAGGTAAGTCTTAGCAAAAGCAATCTCATCAGCGGCCCAGCGTTCCCAGGTCTCGGCCGGATGCGGGCCGCGCCGCGTGCCCTTCAGGTACCAGGCCGCTAGGGCTTCATGCACACCTATTCCGAACCAGAGTGCGTCGGCGTCTTTTGCCCGCGGTCGGTACCCGTGGCGGTACTCTAGCCACCACTTAAACATACACCGCTTGAAGGCGGCGCGCTCGGACGTCCGTAGCGTAGGGAGACTGTCCACCGGCATCTCCTGGTCGGAGAGATTGTTGGGTCCCGGCGGCCAGCTGGTCACTTGGGGGCGGGGCTGACCGCCGGGACGGGAGCTAGGCCAAGCAGCCGGATAGGCCGGGCTGCTTGACCTAGCGGCTAGTAGGGAGCCTCTGCCGCTGCCGCCTTGGGCTGACGCCCGCGACCACGACGGGCCGGTGCCGGAGTGGGCTCGGGCTCGGGCTCGGGCTCGGGCTGCGCGGCGGGACGGCCACGACGACCGGCACGCGCGGCGGGCTTGGCCGGTGCGGGCTCGGGCTCAGGCTCGGGCTGACGCGAGGTCTTGCGAGCCTCGCGGCGCTCGATGTTGAAGTCGGACTTCTGGAAGTGCGGATACAGGGACGAGCCGAGCGCGAGGATCTTGTCCACGGGAACGTCGTCTAGTGAGGCAACGTTCTCTTCGAACCAGTCCACGTAGTCCGACATCGTCGGGCTGAGGTCCTTGTCCAGGTACTTCTGGAAGTCGACCTGGCCGTTGTTCTCCGGCTCTGGTTCTGGCGCGGGTGCTGGCTGGGTCGCAGCCCGACGGCCTCTTGCAGGTGGCATATGGGTGTCCCTTCTCGATGTTGCTGTTACGTGCTTCCGGGCAGGAAGTCCCTTATCTTCCCGATTATACTCCATCCGCTTCCTGATGGCTAGTCCCTTTCCCGGAAATTCTCGATGATCTTCGAGCGTGAACCTGCTCAGACCATGGTACCGGAGAGTAATGAACCCCTCTGCGTTAGGAGTCTTCCACTCGCTGGCTGGGCTAGTCGTGTTCTGCGCCGTGTACCGGATCACGTCGTTCGCGGCGTCGTAGGTATAGCCGAACTCATCCATGAGCCGGCCACGGATCTCTGTGACGTTCGCCCGGTCGGGAATAAACATGCCTTTCACGAGTCCCACATCTCTTCCCTCGGCCGGCGCACGACGGTATCGGCGTGCTCAGTACAGGCGGTGAATTCCTCGGCGGTAAGCGGGTCAGGCCATTTCTTCCCGAAGGAGTGGACCTTGTCGGCAAATGCCTCATACCACTCGTTATCGAGATCGAACTCAGTCTTACCAGCCGGATCGCGGTCGGAGGGCATTCCTGGCTGCCTCCCATCTCTCTCTCCGCTCGGGGTGTTTGGCTTCATATTTCTTGTTTCGAGCCTGCCCCTTAGCGCTCCTGTTATATCTCCGGTGTCGCTCAAGGCGCTTCTCCTCACTAGACATTCTTACCGGCTATAGCGATCTCACTGAGCTTTCGCGGGCTCGCCTTTTTCACCACCTCTCTCTGTTCGTCGTTAAGATTTGCGAGCCACTGATCGATCGTGTCGACGCTGATCAGCCGGTAGATCTCGACCTGGTGGATTCGGCTGACTCGGTGGATTCGCGCGTTAAGCTGCTCGTCACGGTCGGAGATCCACGGCATATCAAGCACGACCATCTCGTCAGCCGCGTCCAAAGTGATCGACTCACCGCCCGCGTCCCGGTTAAGGCAGACGACCTGGAGGCTGTCGTTGGTATCCTGGAACCGCGTCACAAGGTCGGCGCGGTCCCGGTCGGACGTCGCGCCGGTCAGCGTGAGGACTTCCATATTACACTGGTGCCTGATCGTGTCGGCCGCTAGCTCGACCATGCTCGTGAAGCTGCTGGCGATGACGACCTTCTGGCCGGTTCCCTCGCGTTCCTGGATGAAGTCGATTAGCCACTCGATCTTGTTACTGGGAAGCGTCGGTACTAGGTGCTGCCGTCCCGTTCCGTGGATGTGGTTCGCGGTAGCGAACTGCCGGAGCCGGGTGATCTCAGCAAGTACGCCGGTCGCGGTGATCTTGCCGGTCTCCAGGGTTGCCTCGGCTAGGCTCTCCATCTGCCAGTATGCCTTGGCCTGTTCCGGAGACATCTCCAGGTGGACGTAGCACGGAGACTCAGGGTTCGCCGGGTCGATGGGTGTCCCGGCAAAAGTGATAGGCGGTAGATCGGGGGCAGCTTCCGCCTTGGTCCTCTTTAGATAGTATGGTCTCAGCATGCGGTCCCAGGCTGAGGGGTTGCGTGGCTCTAGAACCTTGTCGCCGTCTCCGACGACTTTGCCGTATCTGCCTTGCTCGACTCCAAAGTACGTCTCGGCCCAGCGCCAGTAGCCACCGAACACGTCCGGTCGTAGCCAATTGAGTGTCCCCCATCCTTTCTCTAGCTTGCTGCGGAACGGGGTGCCGGACAGGGCGATAGCCAGTCCGCCCGGCCGTAGGCGCTTGCGGATCTGTACCGCGCCGAAGCGGGCCTGTGTGATACGCTTCGACTGGACGTTGGCGGTCGACGCCAGGAGGTTGTGGGACTCATCGAAGATGATCGCATCCCACAGCGTACCCTGGCTGAGGAACGGCCATTCCGGCGTCGAGTGGTACTCGTGCTTGACGTGGTCCCGTGGCGGCCGGTCACCGAACGCGCACACACCATCCGGGGTAGCTGGGCAGACCTCCGTGCGCTTAGAGCGGACCATCTCGATGTTGATGATCAGCATCTTCCGGCCGTCGCGGTAGGAGTCGTAATCCATCATTGCCTTCTCGCGCTCGGTGCGAGTGCCCTGGGCTACGAACGGCTTGATGTCGGTCCAGCGCAGGGTCTCGCGCTCCCACACAGTGCGGGTCGCGGTTCTCCGGCAGGCCACCAGGATTTCAGTGGCATCGTTCTCGATCATTGCGGCCAGTGCCTGGAGCGTCTTCCCGAGTCCAGGGTCATCACCCAGGATCACCGCCTTACCCGCGAGCATGAAGGCCGTACCCGCGAGCTGGTACTTGCGGTTCATCATCGCCTTCAGGAGCTGCGGTGCCTCGGCGCGGACCCGTGGGAAGTCAACCTTGGTGAGCTGCTCCTCACGGAACTCTTCCAGGCTGCGCTCCTTGGTGATCTGCTCCCGCGCCCATTCGGCCAGAGGCTCCATCACCAGGAGTTCCGGGCCGAACTCATTCCGCAGGGCATGGCAGGTATCCATCGTGAGTGGATAGCTCCAGCCCAGGAACACGTTGGGGGTGACTGTCTTGTCCCATTCAGCTTTCGCACCTGGGACGTGCTTAGCGGCCTTGGGACCTGCCCCGCCCGCGTAGTCGATGCGGGCAAGAATCCTCTTGCCGTTGGTGGTTACTTCAGCTTTCATAGCTCCTACTCGTCGGCGCTTCCTTAACGCCCTACGTATAGCGTACCGTAGCAGAGAGTGAAAGTCTAGTACAATCTAGAGGTCGAATAGCTCCTGACCGCCTGGCCAGATTACTCGGTCAACGCCTGCGCCACGGATCAGGCGTATACACATTAGGCATGGCTTGTGCGTGACGTACATGATCTTGCCTATTGCGTTTCGCCCGGCACATAGCAGGACGTTCTCTTCGGCGTGGATTGCTATACATAGCCCGTTACCGACGTCATAGTCCGTGCCCGACTCGGCCGAGAGGTGACATGGCCAGGTATTGCCGCAAGCGCAGTACGTAACTGGGCCGCCAGTTTTCGCTAGGTAGTGCTGCCCACGTGGACATGCACCAGCGGTCAGGCAGCCGGGCTCGCCCCGTGGTGCTCCGTTATAGCCGGTGTAGAGGATGTCGTGCGTGAAGGGTTGTACCATGATTGCCCCGACTAGCCTACGGGTACAGTCGCCTCGCGCGGATACTGCCAGCGCCACGCCGAGGAAGTAGGTGTCCCAGTTAGGGCGTTCACCCCTATTCCTGGTCATATGCTCCCTGCTCTACTAGTCGTGACGCGGCACTGAGCGCCGACTTGATGCCTGACTGACTGATTCTCTGACCGCGGACATCGACCTTTATGTGCCCGGTATCTGAGACGGTGATGATAATAACTACACTAGCCATTACTGGACCACCATCCCTATCACGAACACGATGATCATGAGGATGCCGCCTGCGACGAATACGATCCCCATGCCCTTGATTGCCTTCTCAGCTGCCTCGCTATCCATGGTTCCCTCTCTCCTAGCCGCGACATACGGTGGTGGACACCTTAGCCTCGGGTGCCGTCCCTACTGTCCGCTAGGTCTCGCTCACGGCCTCCCCTGTGGACGAGGAATCTGTTACGGTGTAAAGTGCTTGTTCCGTAGGTTCTTGATGTCGCCTCCGTGAAGGGCCGAGTAGTCGCGCCACTCGGGGATGTAGTTTGACAGCATTTTCTGCCACATCATCCGGAGTGGCTTCTCTGGTGGATTCGTGTAGTCGGGCCAGCGTCTGTGTATGATCTCCATACACACTTTCTCGGCTTCCCGGCGCGCTTCGAGCAGCTTGTACTTGGCGCTGAACCCGCCCGGCGCGTAGCGCTTCCCGGCTGCCACAGCTTTGACGTCGCAGTGAACTAGCCAGGGAATACCCCGCGCAATTCCCTGGCGGGCCAGCTCGGCATCCTCGCCTATCGTGTGTAGGCGGTGGTCGAAGTTGCCGCAGCTGATCGCCTCCTGGATGTTGAGCCCGAACAACTGAAGCCCCCATCCGCCAGGGCAGAGGATCACGCCGTGGTTGCGGGAGATCGCGCCGTTAGTGAAGCGATCGTGAAGTGACCTGGTTGCCCCGATGCCGAGCACGCCTGGCCGCTCGGCTTCATCAATCAGCTCCCATACATCGGTATCGGGGTGCGGGTACATATCATCATCGGACATGATGACTGACTTCAGGTGCGTGGCGTGAGCGTGTAGGACACACTCCCTCCGGGCGTACCCGATTCCGCGCCCAGCCAGCTTTAGCGGCAGAATGTAGACATTGCCGCCCCACTTCATCCTTTTCTTGAGTGTCTGGTGCGCGGCATACTCGTGGCGCTCAACTATCAAGCGGACTTGCATCTCTTGCTGTAGCCAGAACGGCACGACTCTCTCAAGCAGGTCCAGCCTACTCAACGTTGGTATATAGACGACGTCACTTCCCATCCTTCACCTCCTCAAGTGAGGTAAGTTCCATGTAGTCACCTAGAAAGTTATCATTGAGGAATCCCTCGATGATGAGGTACGGCGTTTTGAGTGACTGCGGGCCGACGGTGAATGTCAGCTCCATGCGGAGCAGAATGCTGTCATAGTCGTCAGATGGCATGTCATCGATCGGCCCGATGACTGCCTTGTAGGTCTTCACTTGGTTCGGCACTCAGGCCCCATTCCGAACTCGCGGCTGACCTGGTCGGTGAGCGAACGGTTGCACCGTGAGCACCTTCCCAGTTCCTGGCCGTACCGGCGCGCGGTCACCTCGACACCCTCGGTGATGATGGCCTCCAGCACCGCGAACTTTGTGACCCGCGACACCGACATTTCCGGCTTTCCGCCGACGATGCGCTTAATGAAGGCACGGCCAGCGTACTGCCCGTCTTCCGGGCGGTCAACTCGCCAGAAGTCGAAGTCGTTGGTGCCTGTGAGGCTCTTGGTTGCGTAGTGCCCCTTCGGGATCTCGGCATAGCGATCGGTGTTGTTGATCTTCTGCTTGCCGGTTCTCGGGACGCACTTCCCCTCCAGGTGAGCCGTCTGCCATTTGCCGTCGAGCTTGTCGACCCGTCCCTGGTCGGCCTCGACCTTGCTGCCGCACAGGCGGCAGTTACCGGCGTACTTGTTCGGCCGGTAATCCTGCTGGGGGAAGCCGCCTTCCGGCACACCATAGCACTCGCGTACTTCCGCGACAGACTCGTGTACGTGTCCCTTACCGCACTTGACTGTCATCTTATCTCCTTGTTCTTCGGGTCGGTCCCTACCGGCCCGCTTCCCTACGATTATAGCGCGTCCGGTCGCCGCCGTCTAGTACAATCTTCCGGGGGCGTCGGGGATGAATCGGTGTAGTGCCTGTACGACTTGCCTGCTAACAACCAGCATGACGGCGATCTTCTCCATCAAGCTATCCACGGACAAGATAGCTATGCTTAGCAGGAGGATACACCTGACGGTTTCCCAGAACCTATCGAGCAGGAACACTTGCCCGCTCCCCGTTGTGACGGTCGATGGCGCGGTCTATTGCGTTGCGGATGCCACGGTCATTCACGATAAGGCCGTCGTTGGCGCCGATGTACTTCCACACAGCGGTCTTCTTGTTGAAGTTGACGACGGCCTTGTAGAGCACGATCTTGCTGTGGTCATCAGCGATCTTGTAGGTGATGCTTGTGCCGTGAACCTGCTTGTCCGCGACGACGAATATGCTCACAGGAAATCCCCTCTTGGTACGATGATACTGGTTGCTGTGTACGTCACGAAGAACGTGTAATCTCCTTCCACCCTGAGTCTCATCTTGACGCCTGGGTGCTGATCATCCATGTGCGCCTTCATTGTTGCGAGTGATCGCACCATCGAGTTCGATTCACTCCAGTGCCACGGTGGGTTGTGGAGCGGGCACATGAAGTGCCATGTGCCGTTCTTGCGTTTGCCTTCTCTGGCTGACAGTGTCGGCATTTCATCGTCCATCGCTACTCCGCTATCGCACGCTTGGGGATGTATATGCGCAGGCTGTCGATTTCCAGAGTGCTGAATGACCCCCTTGCTTCCGGGATGATGCTGCGCGGGTTCATGTCGGACGGGTAGTTGATGCGCTCTGCGAGATCTTCGGCTTCCCGGTAGCCGTCAATGACGACTCCATTTGCGCGCTCGACCCGCTTGACTTCTGTGGCGTTGTTCAGCCTGCGCACCTCGACGGCCTTACGGAACTGCGGGTTGCGCTTGTAGCCGTACGCGCTATGCTGAACCAATGTATACTTCTCTTCCAATGTTCTTTCCCTTCGCTCGCGCCTCTCCCTAGTATACCCGGCGGCCGGGATTGAGGGAAGAGGGTGTTTTCTCGTCATTCACTACGCTCCACAAATCCAGTCGCCAAGAATCAGGCGGAATCCTGCCTCGTCGTGATCGACTCTGGCGATGTTGAAGAATGCGAAGTGCTGCCCTTCCCAGCCGGGAATAAATGCCTGGACGTTCGCTCCTGAGCCGTAATTTGCCAAACTTTCTATAAGGTCTGCCGCGGTTATTGTAGCGAGTCCCGGCCCTGTGATGATAGCCACACCGTCCGGCTCTTCCAGGAGGATGAGGCGCTCGATTGCGTACACCTCCCAGTATTCACCATTGGTGTCCGGGTTGATAACCCTGACTGTCTCCGTTCCCTTCGATCCCTTGAACTGCCGTTCGAACTTGTGCACATTCACTTCGCTCGTCCTTCCCGTCCTATCCGGCCCGGTAGGGACGTCCCTACGCGGGCCGGAAAGGGCTCTGTCACCGTATGCGGTTCCGGGCCGGTACCCTAGCTAGGAGCGGGACCGCCATTCGCTGACAGCCCCGCTCCGGGCTTGCGCTAGGAGACGGCCGGGCGGCTGCCTCGTGTCGTCGACGGGTTAAGGCTGGCCGTGTTGGCGTGACTGACACCCTTACGGTAGGCAGTCTCGTTGTAGCGCACGCTCTTGGTCCGCGCCACGGCCATTGATGGGTGGTACTCGTGGATGAGTTCGTTGATGTTGTCACTCTTGTCGGCCAGCACCAGTTCCGCGCCAGAGCCACGAGCGCCAGCGACCTCGCGGAGTCGCTGGCCTATGCGGGCGAGGTAGCCCTGCGCTGCGTTGCGGCGGAATGTCTCGCTGCCGCTTGGCGGAATGCGGAGTGGCTGTTCGCCCCGGTGCTGAATCTCCTTGGTGTAGGCGTTCTTGATCTTGCCGATGCTCTTGGACCAGGACAGGCGCTCGCCGGTGTTCTGGTTGACGTACATGTTCTCTGCCTCGCCGGGGCGGGACGGCACCTTGTACCAGCCGTACGCCTTGGCGATGTCGAACCAGTTGAGCCCGGCGTTGTGAAGCTCATAGGCGTTCACGCCGAGCGTCTTGGCGGGGTCGGGCTTGGGGAAGATGGCGCCGCCCATGTGGAGGAACAGCGTCGTGAACAGCATCTCGAAGTAGCGCAAGTCGGACTCGTAGCCGTACACCCAGCAGTACTCCTGCTTGTTGCCGGCCTTGTAGGCGCTGCCGTTCATCCAGACGGACGAGCACTTACAGAACTGCGCCACGACGTTCACGAGTGTCGCCATCTCGGTGAGGAACATGTTGTCCTCTTCTCCGATGTCGATCTTGATGCGCTCAGGCTTGGTCTGGATCGGGGCCGCACGCATTGTCTGCCATTCCTCAACGGCATACTTCTGCATCATCTCGTCGGCCTTGGTGCGGCAGGCCAGCGCCTCAAGCAGGCTGTGCTCGTCCGCCAGTTCCTCCAGGGACTCAGCCTTTGTGATAAGGCCCCGGATCTTGTCGAGGACTTTGTTGAGCTCCATGTTCGCCTTTCTGGTTGGTTACTCCGGCTGAGGCGGAAGCCCCAGCATCATCCTTGTCTCCATCACGAGCCCGAAACGGTACAGTGGACTCGTGTCCTCGGACTTGTCATTGTTCGTGATGGCGTAGGCGCAGGACCCAAGGACATCAACCACGTCCTCGCGAGTGAGGCCATCGCCAAGCGCGAACCGTGATGCCTCGATAACCGATTCAATCATGAATTCGGTTGCTTTATTCTTGTCCATTGTCTGTCCTCCCTATTGGGTTGGCCGGGCGGCGGTTACCGCCCGGCCGGTTGCTGCTACAGCCCCAATTCGCTGAGCGTGTTGCCGTCGCTCACCGGGCTCATGGACTCGGCGCAGTCCTGCGTCCGGATCGCCTCCGCGAGGGAGTGGAGAATGGCCGCTACCGTCTCACGGTCAAGACCGCGTCCAAGAGCAATTCGCGCCTCCAGGGTTGAGTTGCACTCGAACAGGTGGAGCGCGAAACGCTCATTCTGCTCCTGGGCGAGCTGGAGGGCATCCTTGGCTATCCCGCTGACTGCGTGGTACGAGTCAAGGATGTCTCGCGTCAGCTTCTGCTCGTTGTCGTTCATTTTCCTTCTTCCCTTGTTGGGTCGCGGTTTCCCGCTTACGTCGATTATACCCTATGGTAGCCGTGACGTCTAGGGGGCAGAGCCGACAATCTCGGGGCGCTTTCCCTCCGCGTACGTCCGCGTAGCCATCCCCTGCGCGGCCCGGAGCGCGTCTGTCAGGGGATGCGACGGCGGGCCGGTACCCTAGGTACCGGCCCGCGCAGCGGCCGTGACAGGCTAAACGTCGGCCTTGACGTTCTCCTTGATCGTGTTGCCGTCAAAGGTCACGGACTGGACGAACCGGACCTTGAACTTGGCCAGAGCCGCCGTGATCTTGGGCAGCGTTTCCCTGTTGTACTTGTCATCGTCGATGGTGATCAGGATGTACCTCATTCTTGTTCCTTCCTGACGTGCCTGCCCTGGGCGGGCTGGTCGGTGTCCACGGCCTCGAACTCGTCGCCGTGCTTGATGACGGTGAGCGTGTCGTCATCCTTCATCTTGTCGAGCATCATGATGATATGCTGCTTCTCGTAGAGCATCGTGCCTCCTAGAACTTTGCTGCCAGGCGCTTCTCGCACCCGGACTTGTTGAGGACGAACCGGCCATCCTGGATGGCTAGCCCACCGCCGACACTGCCGCCGTCAGTGCCCCACTGAGAGCCCGCGCGAACCTGGCGGAACTTGTTGAGGATCTTGTTGGCTTTGACCTCCATGTCGAGGTAGGCCGTCAGGTCGCCGGGCGTGAACCGGCCCGAGACGCTGACGATGCCGTTGTGGGAGTGAATGGTCAGGCCGAAGTCCTTGGCCATGCGGCGGATCTCGGCCGCGCGCTCGTCAGTGGTCGGCATCGTCGGCCTTGAAGGGCTGTTGGCGAATGGTCTTGCCGAGTTCGCCGTGCTGGTCCTGGTACTCGTCAAGAACGGAGATGAAGTCGATCATGTCGTCACCCAGGTCCACGTACTCGCCATTGAGCAGGATGGTACGCTCATCGACATTGTCCGGGTCAGTGGAGTTCGAGCCGAAGCTGATCACGACCCGATTCCGCTTGTTGCTGACGCGCTCGACCAGGTAGCTGTCAGGGTGCTTGGTGATCTGGGTGACGTCGATCTGCTCTTCGATCATCCACCTCGGGTACATTGGATCCTCCTGGATGCCGGGGTTGCCGTAGTTGTCCAGCCACGCGTCGTAGCCGGGGAGTTCGCCGCTCATGCCGTTGCCGCCCGCTTCCGGTCGAGCCCGGCAGCGCCCCAGTTCTGGGAGCGGTACATCTGCGTGAGCAGGTCATCGATCTCGATGACCGTGGCCTCGTGGCTCTTGATCTTGGCGGCCTCGCGGTGCTCGTGGAGTGACGACCACAGCACGTTGAGCTCGTCCCAGGTGAAGCCGTCGAACTTGTTTGCCATCGCCGCCGCCTCGATCTCGTCCCAGTGATCTTCGTCACTGCCGTGCCAGGTCTCGCATCTCGCGCACCACGGCACGAGTCCGGTATCCGTCGTCATCATTCATCCCTTCCGGGTAGGGCGGGCGGCATTGCGCCGCCCGCCCGCTCGCGGCTAGTTGTCGGTTGCCGGCTTGGTCTTGGCCGGTGGGCTCCATCCCTGCCAGGACTCCGGGGGCTGGTCCGTACGCGGCCCGTTCCAGTGGCCGTCTTCGATGTCCTCCAGCTCGGCTTGGAGCCAGTACTGACGGACACGGTCAGTCTCCATCTCCAGCTTCACCTCAAGCTCTGCCTCGTACCGCTTGGCGATCTTCTTGGCCGTCTTCTTGTTCAATTGGTCGCCTTTCCCTCTCGCGCCGGGCCGGTACCTACCGGCCCGCGATACCTAAACCCTACCGCGCCGGTACGGCGTGAGTCTAGTCAATCACGGGTACATCTTTAAATTGTTCGCGGCCCGCATCGGGCCTGTCAGCGAGTGGGATTCCGGCCCTAGCCCTAGTACGCCGGGCGAGGCTGCGTCGCTGACAGGACCGTGCACAGCTCGTGCGGCTCGGGTCCGTTACCCGTCGGCTAGCCGGAAGATCGCCTCCATACAGGCATCGAGCGTGCCCTCGAACACGCCAGTGACGTCGATGTCGCTGTACGGCTGCCAGGACCACGACTCACCAGGCTCGTGTCCGGGGAAGCTGCTGCGCCAGTCACCGCGCCAGCGCACCAGGTCACCGCGGTAGTTGTCCTGGCCATCGTAGATCATCCAGCGCGTTGCGTCCTTGCGCCCGGCCTGGGTGGTGTGGACTGCGCTCCACGTCGGCGGGAGCAGTTCCTTCAGGTTGATCCTCTTGCGGGGCATTACCGGCCTCTCAATCCAGTTCGCTTGGGGGTGATGTCGGTGGCCTTCGGGATGATAAGGTTGGGGAGTGGCTGCTTAGGGCGTGGCGCGGGCTCGCTGTCGTAGTCTTCGAGGCTGCGGACGGTTGCTGTCTGGACGAGTGTCGCGGTGCCGGTGGGGTGACCATCCAGGTCGATGTCCTGGTCTTCCCAGGAGCACGGCACGATCTCGTACCCGAATGGCTCGAATGGCTTGCCGTACTTGTTCTTCTCGCAGCTGACGGTGGCGCTACGGAACGGGCTGGTTGAGGATGCCCCGTGCTCGGGCTCGATCTTGATGACGAAGTCTGATGAGTTGAAGAGGCGTCCCGCGCCAAGCATCCGGCCACCGTCACGAGTCGGGTGAGCAACCGCCAGGACGACGCAGTCCAGCTCCCGCGCCATTAGCTTCATGCCCTGGACTATACGGTTGGCCGAAGCGTCGTTGCTGATGCTGAGGCTGGGGGTGAAGTCGGACAGGGCATCCAGGATCACCAGCGACAGGTTGGGGATACGTCGCAAGCTGTCGAGCGCGGAGGTGAAGGTGCGGGTTGGCGTCCCTCCGTTATCGAGCGGTAGCACGAATGGCTCAGTCATATAGTACAGGTTGTCGTCGGTGTACGGTGTCTGGCGCTCCAGCCAGTCAACGCCCGCGCCCGCCCCGAGGTTCCTGTCGATCTGCTCGGCAATGGCTGCCCGGTCGGACTGCTCACGGGCGAGGCGCGCGGTCTTGCGGATGCCCGCATCATACAGGCCCTCACCCAGGCACACGGCGACACTGCCCTGGACAGTATCCCGTCCAAAGAAGTCCGTGCCGTTGGCGATGGCCAGGGCCATCTCGCCATTCGTGAGGAGTGACTTGCCCCACCTGGACTCGCCCCAGATGAAGCCCGTCCCGATGAATGGGATCAGCCCCTCAATCAGGTACTCGGGCGGGCTGGTGTCCAGCTCGTCCGCGCGTACGAGCGGCATTAGGAGAACCACCTGTCGCGCCAGAGCTTCCTGGCAGTGTTACGCGCACCGTCGGCGCGGATACCGTCCGGGAAGCCGACGACAGTGGCCGGCCACGTCTCGCGGATACACCCACGGGCATTACCGTACACCACCATCACGAGCCGGGGCATCCCGGCCAGGAGCGGGTTCTCGTGATCAACAGGCCACACCTCCACCACCACGACCGGCTCGCCAACTGACTCGCGGTCCCGGAGCACATCTCCAACTTTCCATTCACGCACCATTCGCGTCCCTCTCTCCGTCGGCCGGTACCCTTACCGGCCCGATAGGTAAACCCTACCCGACGCGCCCGAGCGTGGGGAAGGGCGCACGGCGCCAATCTAAAGTTGTCCGGGCGGGGGAGGGAGCGGCTTGTCGAAGTTCGCGCCGATCTGCTCCACGATGTAGGCATTCAGCTTCGCGTACACCGTGCGTGTCCCTGGGCGGCCAGGCAGGTTGAGGAACTCCTGGGCGATGGTGCGGGCTGAGCGGCCGTGTCGGCGCATGCCCTTGATCTCCAGTGCGAGTGCGGCACGCAGTGCCAGGACACTAGCCATGCGGGTGTTCTCTTCGCCTATGCTGAAGCCGTCGTCGTCAGACATAAACCTGACCATCCTCTCCGTCTTTGTTGACCTTGATGAAGTTGCCGATCCTGGTGTAGGTGCCCTTGGTGGGGTAGCAGTACCAACGACCCTTGCCAAGGATGGCAATGCCACGGATGTTCTCGGCGGTGTACTTGGGACCGTACAAGAATGCAGCTATGGCTTCTCGCAGCCGAATGTCGGGCATGTCATTGATGTCCTTGTTTGGCATGCTTTGTCCCTTGTCCGAGCCAGGCCGGTGGAGGATAGGCCACCCACCGGCCTGGCAGCTCATGACTGCTAGGCAGCCTTCTCGGTCGGGTCGCACATGTCGCTCTTCTGGAAGAACGTGTACGCCTTGGAGGCGATCATGATCAGCCGCTTGTCGCGGTCGGTGATCTTGCCCATCTCCGGGTACTCGCGGGCGATCCAGTCGGAGAACTGCCGCATGGCGCGGGGCAGCTCCTTGGTGGCGTACGCCTTGTGGCCAAGGACACGGGGCTCCTTGGCCGCGGCGGCCTTCTTGGTGCCCTTGGCCGGCTTCGGCTCGCGCTCGGGCAGCTCGTCGACGCAGGGCTTGAAGTCCATGCCGTCGAAGACGTTGCCGTCCTTTGGCTTGGAGTCCGCGCCAGCCCAGTAGTCGGTGGCGAACGCCTCCTTGCTGAGGAAGTCCTGCTTGCCGTCGGCCACCAGCTCGACCGCGAGCGGGGGCTTGCCGGTCTTCATCGGCTTGCGGTGCTTGCAGGTCGCCATGTGGATGACGGTCGTGCCGTCGGACATGTCCCATGCCTTGAGAAGCATTGTTTCGCCTTTCTGGTTGGTTGTTACTGGACGCTGACGATCTTCTTCAGCGCCCAGGCCGCCGCCGCGTCGCGGTCGATGGTGTACTCGATGTGGTCACGGACAGTGCCGTGCTTCTTGGTGGTCTTCCAGAGCTGGACGTGAGCCGCTTCGCCCACGCCAGAGAGCAGGAACTGGACGGCCTCGGCGTACGCTGCCTTGGCCTGGCTGCGCTGGAGATCCTCTTCGGACCAGTCTGCCTCAACGGTCTCGCCCGCGCCACTCGCATACAGTTCGAGTGGGTTGTCAACGTACGTGATCGTCGCAGTCCACCTGCGCGGCCATTCGTCATAACTCATACGCTCGCCTCCTTTCGATACCCCTACGCTACCGCGTCCGGGCGGGTGCGTCTAGTCAGTCACCGAAACAGTTTCCGGGTGTTTTCCGTAGTAGATGGCCCTGGCTGCTGCCATGGGATTGACGTACTGGCGGGTGCGTGATGGGTCTCCGTCCTTTGGCCGGAAGCAGACAGTCCAGAGTGAACTGCCTGGCTGGGAGACCGCGGTGGACTCCTGGCCGTTCCTGTTGAAGTGGAAGGCGACGTTCCACTGTTCATCCTGCATCGCCCTGAGCATCGCCGCAATGATGGCAATCTCAGTCTCTGGCTTGAGGCCGTCCTTGCTGGTTGCCTGGAAGCTGAACGTGCTTCCCATAGTCGGCAGGTGCGGGTACTTACGTGGCATTGTCCTCATCCTCCACTGGATACTGTAGCTCTACTTCCATGCCGTCTGTGAGTTCGCGTGTTGAGATGGTTATCTCGCCGTCTGTGGCATCACCGTCACTTCCCATTATCTCGATTGCCCAGCCGATCTGGTCCTTGATCGCAAGGACGGGCGTCGCCTCGGGCTGGATGAGGAGGACTGCCTCGCCATCCTTCATCCCGTCAAGCACGGCTTGTATCTGCTCGTCGCCTGCGGCGAACCTGACGACTGCCTTCACTGCGTCTCCAGCGGGGTGAATGTCGGGTGGTGTCCCCAGTTGTCCGGGGTGTCGTGCTCGATGCGGTGCGCGGGACACACAGGCGCACCCTTGGGGCGGCCAGTTGTCCGCCACTCCATCCACTCGGTGGCCTGCTCGTGGCAGTATCCACATTCCATTTCGGGACCTCCTTTTGGGTCCCCCTCCTTTTGGGAGGGAGACCCTCCGTCTTGGTTGGTGGTCAGCAGCCACAGTTCCCGTTGACTGACCGGGCCTCGTGGCAATCGTCGCAGATATTCCCCTTGGCCACGTTCCAACCTCCCGTAAGCGCGAAGTCGGCGGCGGCGTCGAGTGTCTTCTGACTGGGCATCGGGCGGCGCTCGGCGCGGAGGTGGACTAGGTGTTGGGTACCTCCGTGGTGGTCAGTCGTCTCATACTGGCTACGTATCGAATTCAACATTAGCGTTCCTTTCGCCTCGGCCGGTCCCTACCGGCCCGATACCTAGACCCTACCCTACGCGCGGGGGAGTGGGGAAGGTCAGCGGAACGACAACTTTAGAATGTTTAGGTGCGTGTCGCGAGTGGTGTCCAAAAATGCCGGGTGCTGTCAAACATGCCCGCCTTACCAGAGGAATTGCAACTTTCCAGTTTTTCGCGCAAACTTTCCAAACTTTCCCGGCAACTTTTCAAACTTTCCTACAGTGCTGTCCAATGCTGCCCAATGGTGTACAATGCTGCCCAATGTTGCGTCGGTGTGTGTAGGCAATGCCCCTTTCGGGGCATGCCTGGCTACTTCTCTCCCATGTCCTCAAGGTACATGTATGCCTCTTCGAGGCAGGACACGACGCCCCATTCAACCAGGGCCTCGGCCTTCTGCTTGCGGGTCATCTTCTTGGTCATCGCGCTCGTGAGCAGGTCCACGATGTCCTTCTCCTTCACTTGTCCCCATCCTCCGGGTGAAGCTGGTTGGCCTGCTCGATGCCGTACTTGCGGCAGTCGAGCAGCCAGCAGATCTCTTCTGCCTTGTCTGGCGCCTGGTGCTGGATCACTGAAGGTGCCTCGCCATCTCCATGACAGCGATACCGCTGGCGCCTGGTGCCTGTAGCGCAAGCGTCAGGAAGAACTGAACACGCTCACTCCTGGCGCGGATGTCGGACAGCTTGTTGGCGTTGATAATGTCCAGGTATTCCTGCCTGGACACACCGTCCTCACACCAGCCACACATGTAGTCAGGACCGCCAGGCGGCCCGATGTACATGCCGTGCTCGCAGCGGTAGTCCTGGCTGTAGCGGTCTTGCTCCAGCTCGTCATCCATCTTGATCTCCTTCTGCTGTCCCATTCCTATGGGACCTTTGGTCGGTGTCACTGAAACACCGGGGCCAGGCAGGGGCATCGCGCCCCTGCCTCGCCCTGACGCATCAGTACACGTGCGTGCCGCCGATCCACTCATCGTGCGGGTCGCACGTCACCACGACGCGGTAGCCACGCAAGTGGACTTCCGCGCCGCCAATGAGCTTAGCCGCGCGGCGCGCTGCCCGGTAGTGGTCAGCGGCCGACAACATCGCAGCGAAGTGCTCACGGAGCACCATGCTGGTCTCGTTGCCCTTCTGGCAGTCCGGCAGTATCTCACGGAGGCCACGCATTGACTCGATGGCATCCGCTGTCCGGTGAGCGTGGTGGAACATCGCCTCAATGGCCGAAGTCTTGGTGGTGAAGCTTATCCACTTGCGACTTGCGTATGCCGGCTTACCAGCATACCAGTAGGCCACTGACTTGTTCTCGCTGTCAGACATTCCTATGTCCCCATTCTCGTGATGACCTGGCTTGTTCAAACTGGAGGTGGTCAATCCTCCAATGACGCCAGTGACTGGCGTTTCGCCTGAATGGCGAATGGAGAATGGGAGATCAATTCCAATATGGAGTTCTCAAGTGGCTGGTACCCTCGCTGTCTCGCGTACGGGCCGGGCGTTCGCGGCGGGCCGGTCGGCTAGGCGGGCCGGGGGCCGGGCTAGCGGAGCGGCGCGGCGTAGCGCGCTAGCGCTATCCTATCGCGGATCGGGGCTCTGCGGCGGTGATCAGGGCGACAGCTTTAAATTGTTCGGGGGTGGTCGCGTGCTGCTGGGTGGACATTTTTGGCCGGGTGCTGAACGTTTCACCCAGCACACACATACTTTCCTAGTGGATGCTGGGTGGTGAAGATGTGTGTTGCTCAATTGCGTCCATCGGTGAGCATGAATGGTCCTGCCGAGGGGCAGTGCCTGAAGGAGGGTAACCCTCTTGTTTCTGACCTTCTTTTTTGAAATGGAAAATGACCCCCCTGGTCAAAATTGGGCTTGTTGCGTGAGGTGTGTTGCTGGCCATTGTTGCCTGGTGGTGTGTGGTGGTGTTGTGTGGTGTGTGCTGCCAACATTGGGCAAAATTGGCTGGCATGATTGGGCAAGATTGCTGCGAGGTGTGGCGCGGGAATGTGGGCGCATTGCTGGGCAATGTTGCCTAGTGGTGCGGACAATATTGGTCACACACAACAATGGGCAATTTTGGCCATGGGTGTGCGTGGGTGTGGCTGGGCTGTGCGCTGTGCGCTGCGCTGGTGTGGTGTGCGCTGTGTGCGCTGAGCGTGTGTGTGCGCTGTGGTGTGGCGTGGTGTGGCAATATTGGGCAAATGCTCTGCGTTGCGCTGCTGTGTGCTGTGCGCATGGTTTCCAAAACTGGTCATGGTTGCCGTGACTGGCACAAACTTTCCAAACTTTCCAAAACTTTCCAATGTTGGCCACAAACTTTCCTAGGCAAATGGTCCATCGGTGGATGTGTGTGATTGGCCAATGGTCCATCGGTGGCCATGGCCAAACCCAGTGTTGGGTGGCTGGCTGCCTGGCTGGCCCGGCTGGTATGTAGTCGACCGTAGTCGACCGGCCCGACGACCGTACGGGGGCCGGGCGGCCACGTCCGGCCGAGGGCCGGGCCGGCCC